TAACAGGTCATGTAGGTAATGTTACTTTCACTTATGCTACTGGTAGCATAAACAACCTAACTGTTACTAATGACTTATTGATACACGGCAAAACAACTTTAAAAACAGGGGTTATTGAAGGATTTTCTAACATAACAGGCGCAACAGGAGTTACTACTCATGACTGTAGTAACGGTCATATTTTTAGGCATACAGGTATAGCAGCTAACTTTACTGCAAATTTTACTAACTTAGGGCTTACAAATGATCATGGGTCAACAGTAGCTCTATTGCTCATACAAGGTAGCACCTCTTATATACCTACAGCAGTTCAGATAGGAGGAGTATCACAAACTATACTTTGGCAGGGAGGTAGTTCTCCAAGCGGTACAAATAATGGAACAGATATAGTTACTTTTAGTATTATACAGGCGAGCGGTACGTATACAATATTAGGAAATTTAATATCTTATTCATAGGGAGTTAATATGCCATTTTTAGCAGCTATAAGCGCAGGATTTGGGGCTAACATAATAAATAGTATTTCTAGTGTATTAGACTGGATTCAACATGCTAAATTAACGTCTTCAAATAATTCTGGTAATGATAAATTTGGAGAGAAAGTAGCTATTGATGGTAATATTGCTGTAGTAGGCGCACCAAATTATGATACAGGTGGAGGAGTTAACAGTCCTAAGGGGGCTGCATATGTATTCACTCGCTCAGGAGATACCTGGACTCAACAAGCCATGATACAGTCTAATGACATAGCCGTTGGAGATACCTTTGGTATTACAGTTGCTATTAGCGGTAACACTATTATTGTAGGTGCTGAGTATGAAGATGGCTCATCTTCTAGCGCAACAAACTATGGATCAGTATACGTTTTTACAGGATCAGGGTCTAGTTGGACTCAACAAGCTAAATTAGGTGATCCTAACCCTAGTACTAACGATTGGTTTGGAAGTAAAAGTATAGCTATTAGCGGTAACACTATTGTTATAGGTAGTATTTATTCTGATGATACCGCTACTAATTCAGGTACTGCTCATGTATATACTCGTTCGGGCTCAACGTGGACCTATAGAACACAGTTGGAAGCTAGTGATGCAGCACAAAGTGATAGATTTGGCGCGGGAGTACAAATAAACGGAAACACTATACTAGTAGGAGCCCATAGTGAAGGAGGTTCTGGAAATTCTAGAGGAGCAGTTTATGCTTTCACAGGCTCAGGTTCTAGTTGGACGCAACAAGCAAAGCTAACAGCTAGTGATGCTCAAGACTATGATTACTTTGGATATGGACTAGACCTAGATGGTGATACTGCTGTAATAGGAGCTTTTGGAGAAGATAATATAGGAAGTAACTCAGGGTCCGCTTACGTGTTTACCAGATCAGGAACTACTTGGTCTCAGCAACAAAAATTAACCGCCTCTGATACGGCATTTGGTTATGATATAGGCCTCTCAGTAGCTATTGAAGGGAGTCTAATTGCTTTAGGAGCTAGAGGCGCAGATTCTGATACAGGAGCGGTTTACATATTTAAGCTAGACGGAGGTACCTGGACAGAAGAACAAAAATTAATTTCCGATGAAGGTGCTGAGGATGACGATTTTGGTGAATATATAAGCTTATCATCTGATTATATTATAGCATCTACAAAGGATGAGTCCGCCTTTATATTTAAGTATACTAAGCCTACCTACTCTGTAACAGTCCCTAGTAGTATAAATGAAGGATCGGCAGGAACTATAAACGTAGCTACAACTAATGTTACTGATAGTACTACTCTATATTATACTCTTACTAACTCTTCAGACTTTAGTGCTTCTAGTGGTAGTTTTACTATTAACTCTAATTCCGGCTCTTTTAATGTCACTCCAACGGCGGATAATACTACAGAAGGATCTGAAACGTTTCAAGTAGAAATTAGAATAGAAAGTACTAGCGGTACTATTGTAACTACTTCTAACTCTATAACGATAAATGATACTAGTACCGAATCTTATAGTATTATTCCAGCAGTGAACAATGTAAACGAAGGCAGTAGCCTAACTTTTAATGTAACCACAGCAGGAGTTGCAAACGGAACAACTTTATATTACACATTATCAAATTCAGGAGATTTTGCATCTTCATCAGGAAGCTTTACTATTAACAGCAATGCAGGATCATTTTCTGTTACCCCAACAGCAGATAACACTACAGAAGGCAGTGAAACTTTTACTGTAAGTTTAAGAACGGGCAGTGTGTCAGGCACAGTAGTAGCAGTGTCAAGCTCTGTAACTATAAATGACACTAGTACTAGCCCTGTAAGTTGGTCGTCACCTACTGCAGCTGCTAAATTGCTAGCCTCTGATGCGCAAACTAGTGACAATTTTGGGCAATCTGTTTCTATATCTAATAATGGAACTATAGCTATAGTAGGGTCCCCTAATGAAGACACAGGCGGTACAAGTACTGGAGCTGCTTATATATACTCTGTATCTGGAAGTACTTGGACACAACAGGCTAAAATACAAGCATCTGATAAGGCATCATATGATGCCTTTGGGTACTCTGTTTCTATTGACGGTGACGGAGATACTGCTATTGTAGGGGCGTATGCTGAAGATCCTAGTGGTATTACAGATGCAGGTTCTGCATACATATTTACCCGTTCAGGGTCTACATGGACTCAACAAGGTAAAATATATGCATCCGATAAAGCAAATTCAGACTATTTTGGTAGAGGCGTTTCTATTTCTGGTGATGGGAATACAGTAGTAGTAAGCGCGCATCTTGAAGATCCTATAGGAGCTTCATTTGCTAATCAAGATGCTGGTTCTGCCTATATATTTACTAGATCAGGAACAAGTTGGTCACAACAGTCTAAACTACAAGCTTCTGATGCACAAGGGAGTGATAATTTCGGACAATCTGTTTCTATATCTAATGATGGGGATACAGTTATAGTGGGTGCATATAATGAAGACACAGGCGGTACAGATGCCGGAGCTGCATATATATACACTAGATCTGGAAGTACTTGGACACAACAGGCTAAAATACAAGCTTCTAATAAAGGAAGTAGTGATAGATTTGGGCAATCTGTTTCTATTGATAGTGATGGGGATACTGCTATAGTTGGTGCTGCATTCGAAGACACAGGAGGTAGTAGTGCTGGCTCTGCATACGTATTTACCCGATCAGGAACAAGCTGGAGTCAGCAAGCGCAAATACAACCAACTAATGTTATTGCTGGTGATCTATTCGGTAGAAGCGTTTCTATTTCTGGTGACGGGAATACAGTCATAGGAAGCTCCTATGTAGAAGATACAGGGTTTACTAATGCTGGGTCTGCTTATATTTTCACTAGATCTGGAAGTACTTGGACTCAACAGTCTAAAATACAAGCTTATGACGCACAAGCTAGTGCTTATTTTGGTCAACTTGTGAATATATCTAATGACGGCAACACAGCAATTATAGGTGCTAATAATACTGATAGTGGTAGCACATCAGCCGCTGGAGCAGCTTATATATATAAGCCATCTTAAAAATGTGATATTAAAGAAAGTAAATAAATGAGTGAATATTTTAAAGTACCAGTAGATAAACTAGTACAAAAACTACCCGCCAAATTTGGGTTTAAGGAGTTTAATCCTAGTCAGTTAGCTATGCAAAGAGGTTTAGAAGAGCATAGATTTTGGACGCATATATCAGCCAGACGAACAGGTAAATCTAGCGCCGCATCTGTACTAGCTTTAGCAAAACTATTAGAGCCTAATCAGCAAGTGCTAGTTGTAGCACCTGATTATAATTTATCATCTATTATCTGGGACTATACTACAGAGCTTATTAGTGTGCTAGGTATAGAAACTAAAAGACTAAATTTAAAAGATAGGGTTGTTAGATTAGTTAATGATAGCACTTTTAGGCTATTATCTGCTAATAATAGATCAACTCTTGTAGGTAGGGCAGCTAATTTATTAATTGTAGATGAGGCTGCTATTATATCTGATGATGAATATTTTACTAGAGATTTAAGACCTGCCTTATCTACTTATGAAGGAAGTAGAGCTTTATTTATATCTACCCCTAGAGGTAAACAAAATTATTTGTATAAATATTGGAGTAGAGGAGCTGACGATAAGTATCCTGAGTGGGGTGCAGGTCTTTTTCCTTGGCATGTTAATCCTGCATTAAAAGAAGCTGATATATCAGAAGCAAAAAGAACACTTCCTCCTAGTATATTTCAACAAGAGTATCATTGTGATTGGGTAAGTTTTGAGGGACAAATATATAAAGTAGAAGACTCTATACACTTAGTGGATACTGCGGAAACTGTTAAGCCTAACGATGATAGATATACTTTTATTGCAGGGCTAGATATGGGATTCAGAGATGATACTGCTTTTGTAGTTTTAGCTACTGATGGTACTAATTTTTTTGTAGTAGATGAATATGTAGCCAGTGAAGGCACTACTTCTTCTCATGCAGAAATTATAAGTGAGATAATAGAACACTGGGGTATAGAAAATATATACATAGATTCTGCTGCTGCTCAGACAAAAGCTGATTTAGCATATGACTATGATATTTTTTGTGAGAACGCGGTTAAGTCTGTAAATGATGGTATTAGTTATGTTCAAGTATTAATTCAAAATGAAAATTTATTTTTTGACTTAGAAAATACTACTAAAACTTATTCTAGTGTTAATGGTTATAGATGGAATACAAGAGGTGAAAAATCAAAACCTTTACACGATTGGACATCTCATTGTTGCGATGCTTTAAGGTACGCTATATACTCATATGCAAAATCATCATCGGTAGGTATTTATGGATAAAAATAATCTAAACTCAGTAAAAAGAGGTATGTTTCCTTTACGAAAAAAACATACTAAACAAAGCTTAAAAAAAGATGTTAAAGCACTAAGAGCTAACGGATATCCTATACACATAGCTCTACATACTTTAGACTCTTCAAGAAAAAAGAAAAAGAGTTCTAATAGTAAATTAAAGAGGGGATTGATAATAAATTCCCCTAAAAGGTATACAATAAGAAAAGATACAAAATAAATTTTTGACTCTAAGCAAAATAAGATTTATAATTGATAAAATGAAAGAATTAAAACGACTTCCTGTTAAGTATGTGAGAGACTTTATAAAGAAAGATTATACTCATAAAGATCACTGTTTTATTTGTAATACAAAAGAAAACTTAGAATTACATCATGTATTCAGTGTTTCAGAACTTTGGAACGAATGGTTAGAAAAAGAAAAAATTGATAACTCTATACTAGACTACGATTTAATCAAGGTTTTGAGAGTTCGTTTTTATCAAGAAAATAAGCACTTATTAGGGCCTGATAATTTATACACTCTTTGTAAAATACATCATCAAAGACTCCACAGTATATACGGTGCTAGATATTCTAACTGGAGATCTGTTAAGGTTAAAACTTGGCTAGAGAGTCAGAGATTGAAATTTGGAGAACAAAATGGCAGGTCCAATTAGTTGGGTACGAGAAAAACTTAATCCTATTCAGCCCTATCTACAAAGTCAAGAACCTACAGTTCAGCCAGACAGCAATGTAGATTTTAGAGCTGCTTACGATCAAGTTGAGATAGTACACAGATGCATAGAAATGATAGTCAACGCAGTAGTGGGTATACCCTTTGCAGTTGAACCCGGTAATCAAGGTGGTCCAGTTAAAAAAGTAAGTAAATTACTTAATTCAAGGCCTAATCCTTTTGAAGATAGAACCAGATTTATGAGAAGAGCTGTAATGGATCTTTTATTAGATGGTAATGCTTTCTTCTATTATGATGGTAATGATATGTATTTATTACCAGCTAACGATATAGAAATAGAAACAGATGCCAAGAGATTTGTAAAAGGCTATACTTATATGTTGTCAGGGGGTGAAACCGAAAATAGTTCAGGATTTCAGCCTTTTGCAAGCTCTACTCCTTACGCTTCTTCTGGCGGTTCTAAGAAAAAGCCTAAGCAAACTATTCATTTTGATTCTACAGAAGTTATACATATCAAAGATGATAATGATGAGAGTATATTTAGAGGAAAAAGTAGACTAAGATCTCTATCTGACCTTATAAATTTATATTATGCTTTGCTTAAGTTTCAAAGACAATTCTTTAAAAATAATGCTATACCTGGTGTTGTTTTAACTACAGATACCGTTCTTAGCTCAAAAGTGAAAGAACGGTTATTACAAAGCTGGCGAAACACATATACTACAATATTTGATGGAGCCAGAAATCCTGCCATATTAGATGGCGGATTAAAAATAGATAAGTTTAGTGACATAAACTTTCAAAATTTAGATTTTGAAAACAGTGTAGAACGATTGCAGCAAGATATGGCTAAATCTTTAGGAGTACCTTATACTCTATTAAAAAGTGGTAATAATGCTAATATCTCTTCTAATCAAGTACTATTTTATGAGCACACTATTATTCCAATAGTTACTCAATTTACTAGTGCTTTTGAGCATCATTTTAACAGTGTTTCTATAAGACCCGAATTAGTATCTATACCTGCGCTACAACCAGACTTAAAATCTCAAGCGCAGTATTTTAGTTCTTTAGTTAATGCTGGTATTATTACTCCAGACGAAGCTAGAGAAAAACTTAATTTTCCTACTTTAGGATTAGATACTACTTCAGAAATTCGCATACCTCAGAATATCACAGGAAGTGCCACTAGTCCAGAGTTGGGCGGTAGACCTTCATCAGACGATACAGAAGATATGCCTATAACGGAGCCAACAAATGAGTGATAAAAAGTTTTATATCAATAGTGATAATATAGAAATTAAATCAAAAACAGATAGTGCTAACAAGCCTTTTAAAATAGCTGGTTACGCTAATACTACATCAAAAGACAGAACTGGTGATGTAGTTTTATCAGAGGCATGGGTTAAAGGCATAGAGAACTACAGAAAAAATCCTGTTTTACTCTATCAACATGATCATGGAAAGCCTATTGGTAAATCCGATACTGTAAGAGTAGACAAAAAAGGTATTTTTGTAGAAGCTTCAGTATCAAGTGCAGCTGAAAAACTACACGGAGTGCAATCTTTAATTGAAGATGGGGCGCTAAAAAGTTTTAGTGTAGGTTTCAGAGTAAAAGATGCAGATTATGATAGAACTGCAGATACTTTTGTAATTAAAGACCTAGAATTACTAGAGATTAGTGTGGTAAGTGTTCCCGCAAATCAAGAGTCTTTATTTAGTATCAGAAAAAGTTTCGAATCAGATGAAAGTTTTGAGTCTTTTAAGTCTCAATTCGAAAAAGAGGAGGAAGAAGTTTTGGAAGAAAAAACAACAGAAGAAACTGCAGTAGAAGAGTCTTTAGAAATTGAAGAAACTGTAGTAGAAGCTTCAGTACAAGAAGCTTCTGAAGACAAGTCTATTGAAGAAAAAGATCTTGTTATAGACGAAGAAAAAGAAGCGGTTGAAGCAGAGGGATCTTATGAAGATCCTAATACTCTAATCCCTTTTTATAATATGCTAAGTACTGAGACTTCTCAGTTAGTTAATGGCGATTGTGTAAAAATGAAAGGCAATCGTTATAAAATTTCAAAAATTGCTACCGCCGAATCCCCATATTTCATATTTAAAGAAATTGACATTAACGGGGTTTCAAGCGATAATACTATTAAGATTAATGCAGAAAATCTATCTGTAGTTAATGCTTGGGATCTTTCTACTAAATTCGATATTGAAATCATCGACCATAGTGAAAGTAAGTCTTTAACAGATAAAGACAGAGAAGAAATTAAATCTAATTTCTCTGATCTTGTTAAAGCTTCCGAATTTAATCTTTTTGGCTTAAAACAAGAAGATAAAATTAAAAATAATGATCAGTATCAAACAACTTTAAACAACCTGTTAAATCTGAAAAGCATGGAAGCAGGAACTTGGAGTGATACTCACTATACGTTAGCAAAACGTTTTGTTAATACTATTAAAGCACTTATCGACCTTCCACAAGAAGAAGATAGAGATTTCGCACTAAAACTATACGGTTATATTACCGAAAATAAGGAGAATAATGAGATGGCAACTCAAGATATTGGTGATCCCATCACTGTTGATACAAAAGCTGCAGGCACCCAGGTTGTTGAAGAGAAAAAAGTTTCTAATCACGTTTCTGAGCCAGAAGTAGCAAAACTAGTCGAAAAGACTGGTGATAAAATCATGGAAGAATCAGAAGCTAAAATTAAAGCTAATAATGAAAACCATGAAGACTCTCGTTTAGCTGAAGAGCTTGCAGAGTTAAAAGGGCAAATGAAAGCCTACCGTGAGCAAATTGACTCATACACAACTAGTAAAATGGTTTATCAAGAAAATACTCGTAGAAACGAGCAGTTTTCTCAGAAAGACCTATCTAACGCTTACTTTTTAGCTAAAGCTATGCGTAGAGACCCACTAAGCACTAAGTACGGCATGCGTATGAAAGATGTAGTACAAGGTGGTCAAGTAGATGCGTTTGAAAATGCATTTTCTACAAACGTATATGAAGAAATGAGACAACAACTTGTTGTTGCTCCTTTGTTCAACCGCATCGAAGTTAACGCAAAACAGTTTTCAGTACCTGTTGCAAGCGAAGACACAGATGACTCGATTGCTCAGTTTGAGTCCGGCACTTATGCCACAGACACAAACAACTATGTACCTGCCACAAATCAGCACGTACTAAAGAGCGTTGACTTAACACCCCATAAATTTATGGTTAAGACACACATCGCAAAAGACGAAGAAGAAGATACACTACTTCCATTAGTAGACTTTTTACGTTCAGCAGCTACACGTCGTTTAGCTCGCTTTACAGATAAAGTATTACTTCGTGGTAACGGTGGATTAACTGGCTTTGATGCTACTGAATCAATGTCAGCAGGTAGCACTACAGGAATAGGCGGAGTTGCTTCACCTATTACAGGTATTGTAAATCACGCTGGTGCAGTAGCCGCATTAAACGTATACAGAGGTGTAGGTTTAACAGGTGCTGCAGCTAATACAGCAACTGCTACTGCAGCTACTGTAGCTTCAGCTCGCGCAGCTATGGGCAAATATGGCTTAGCTATGGGAGACCAGTTAGTACTTCTTACTTCAGTAGAAGGTTATAATAACTTTGTAACTGAAACTGATTTCCAAACTGTAGATAAGTTTGGTCCTCAAGCTACCTACTTAACAGGCTCTATTGGTGCTATTTATGGTATCCCAATTCAGATTTCTGAATTTATGGATTCTGTATCAGCAACAGCTAATAACCGTGTACTTGGTACTATGGTTTATAAGCCTGGATTCTTGATTGGTGAGCGTCGTTCTATGGAAGTAGAAAGCGATTACCTTCCAGATCGCCAAGTTACAGCGCTTTATATGTCAACACGTTATGATATGAAAGCACTTACAACAGAGTCAGCAGCTGCACTAAGCTCTTCTTACTCTTATGCTGTAAACATGTTAAGCGGTGCTGAGTAATCAGTAACTACTTATAGTTAGCAAAGAAAAGGGGATGCGGGCTCCCAGCCCCATTCCCTTTTTATTTTTTAGGAGACAGTAAATGTTAGTGACTCTATTAGAAATTAAAGAGTTTTTAAAAATAAAACTAGATAATGATAGTGAAGATAGCAGATTAAGATCTATAAATTCGTATGTATCTAGTTTAATAGAATCTTACTGTGGCAGAGTAATATCTTCAGGTAATTATACAGAATATTTTAACGGAGGAGTTTCCTCTGTTTTTATTAAGAATCCTCCTATTAACTCTGTACATGAAGTTTCTCACTATACTGGAAATTCTTATACTACTTTAGGTGGGCCAGGTTCTTTAGGACAACAAATAGAAATAGAAGGCTCTTCACACAAAATTACTTCTTTAGGTAATGCTAAAACTAGTAAAAGAGTTAAACAATTTGGCATTTCTAGCCTACATTTAGCTGAGGCAGGAGACTACTTATCAGTAAGCAGTTCTGATGATTTTAATTTAGGTACTGAACCCTTTACTATAGAGCTTTTCATACGCCCTGCAAACTTAAATAATTCTACTTTTATATCTAGAAATGATAATGATAATGATAACTGGGAGCTTTCATATGATTCTAGCAATGGTGTATTTTTTAGAGCAAAAAGTGATGACATAGAAACAGCTTATATATCCGGCACTACTGTGTCTGTAAATACTTTTACTCATATAGCAGTAGTTAAAGAAGATACACAATTAAAGATATATCAAAATGGAAATCAAGTAGGGTCTTCAGTAGCTCATGCTAATTCAATTCCTAATTTATCTTCCTCTTTAGAAGTAGGAAGAATATCTCAAACAGATAATAAAAACTTCATTGGGTATATAGATGATATAAGAGTTTCTTGGAATGCTAAATACTCGAGTAATTTTAGTACGTCTTTACAAGCTGCAGCATCTGACGAGGATACTAAATTATTAATTCCTTTTAACGAAGGCGCTAATAAAACAGATATAACTGACTTTTCTAGAAAAGTAAATGAGTATGTGTGGTACCCTGATACGGGTGAGGTTAGTTTTGACTCTGGGATGGGTAGTGGCTCCCCTAGTTTAGGATTTTTTAATCCTAGAAAATTTAATAATTTTACTAATGGAGTTAGAGTTACTTACAACGGGGGTTATGCTTCTGTTCCTAATGACTTAAAACTAGCTTCGTTAGAGATGATAAAAGTTCTCTATAAAGGAAGAGAGGGAGCAAAAAGCGTATCTCTTCAAGGAGATAATTCTTCTTCTCATGACTTAAGTTTAGATGGTTTTCCTCCTCAAGTTAGAAGAGTTTTAAATCTTTATAGGCTGCCCATGTAATGATATCTGTATTAGCTTTTATGGATGGAAAAAAATTAGAAAAAGCTCTTAGCGAAGTAAAAGCTAAAAGTCCTTCAGTTAAATTAGGCGTAGTCGGTGAAAGAATTACTAAAGGAATTTTTAAAACTAGTAGAGAAGCTACTACAAGAAGCGGTAAAGCCGACATTGTAGGTGTACCTTCTAAAAATGTTTTATCAGTTATTCAAGCAATAGAAGGTAAGAACTCTCCTACCGTAGCGTCATTAAACGATCTTATAAATGATTCTATGGGGGTTAAGTCTTTTGATATAGAAGCTAAAGCCACAGGAAAGCTATTAGGAGGTACTGGATTTGCAGGAAGTAAAAGAGGTACTTTAAAAGTAACTGGAGCTACTGCTAGTCTCAATCCTAGAGGTCAAATAGATATTGATTATATAGAAAGACAAAGAGTATTAATAACAGAGCTAGTAGAGCTAGGTATGACTAACAATACAGGTAGGGTATCTAAAATAAATAAGCTATTCGAAGATTTAAGAATAGAAGTTGATGGTTCTTATACTTCTAACGACTTGAAAGAGCTACAAGACGAAATATTTAAAGTAGTTGGAGGTTCTAGAGGTAAAGCTGTTATTAGAAATGCTTATGATAAAGTTATGAATGACCCTAAAAAGTTTAGACAGTTTATGGATGGACCCTTTGGTAAGCTTATAACAAATAAAGTTACTAACTTAACAGCACAAATAAATGTTAAGGATACTAAGTCTGATAATACTTTAACTTTTTTTCAAACTTTTATAGGTTTAAAATTTACTAGTAAAGATATAGTTAGAAAAAAAGGGTCAACAGGTTCTTATTCTTTCTTTTTAAGTAGCGCATTTGAAAAAAAATTATTAGAGGAAACTAGACGTAAGCTTGAGCAAAATGCTATAGGAGTTATAGAAGAAGATATAAATAAAGTATTTAATATTAGTGGTAAGACAACTTTAAACAATATACTAAAACGCCCTGGCAGCTTAAAAGAAATAGTTGACTCTTTGACTTTTGATCTTAATGTTCAAGTACCTAGCGGAGGATCTATAGCCCTAAACTTTGGTATAACGGGTACTAAACTTTTTGATGATATAAACGCTAAAACTGCTAGAGCTTTAAGTAATAATTTAGTAATATCATCTAAAGTACGAAAAGGCAGGTTTGCTTCTGCTGCTCAACTAACTTCTTTATTACAGATAGAAGTACTAAGCAGAATGAGAAAATCTGGAAGACCTAAACCTCCTACGCTTACTAACAGGTCGGGTAGGTTTGTTGAAAATTTAGAAATAGCCCAAGTTAATTATAAAAATTCTATAATTAACTATTATTCAATGCCTCTATATTACTCATTAGAGGAGTATGGGTATGATGTTGAAAATTTAATTGAAGGTAGTATAAGAGATATAACGCAAAAACTGTATTCTCGTCAGTTTAACTTGATACGTGCTTAAGTTTAAAAAAATTAAATTGCCGTAGTTATTTTCCTGTGTTATACTCTTATAAAGTTAGGTGGAAAAATGTCTCAAAGACGAGATATAATAAAAACATTAATTGATAACTTAATATTAATAGATGGTACTGGCTCACCTTTTGGGGGTTATGTATTTAAAACTAGTGTGCATGAAAATGTATATAGAGGCTTTAAGCCATTAGAAGAAATTAATGACTTTCCCTCAATTTATATTGTTCCAGGAGCAGAAATAAGAGATTATAACAGTACTCTTGGAGGAACTACTATTAATTCTTTACTTCCCGTAGTGTTGCGATGCTATATTTACGATGAAGAAGACGAATTAGTAAATGAACATATAAATGATATTACACAAGATATTGAACATATTATTTATAGTTTACCAACGACTAATGAAATCCTAGACTTAACATTAACGTCTATAAACACAGATGAAGGACTTCTAACCCCCTATGGAATTGTAGAATTACAAGTACAAGTTCGTTATGAAGTCACCTTATAAGGAGATAATAAATGCCCAATTGCGGTCCTAATACACAGATTAACCTTCAGAGAAACACTGAAGTTTTTTGGTCAACTATTGACTTGAATGGCGGAGGCGTATCGGCTTCAATGACGCCTGACAACACTTGGAGAGTAGAAGTTTTAGCTGGTTATGCTTTTAACCAGAGTGCTACTAACCAAGATATTACTACTTTAGAATCAGGTAATACACCTGACAGAGCTACACAAAGATTTAACACTTCAGTTAACCCAGTAGAATGGAGCATGAGTACTTATGTCCGTCCTACAGGGATGATAACTACTGATGGTCAAGACTCGCCCACAGGTAATTCTAAACCAGTATCAGACTGGTTCTTATGGCAGTCTATGCTATCAAATAATGCTCCAGCGGCAGCAGGAGTAGAGACTAGTTCTTGGGAAAATAATGGTATTTTTCACTTAGGACATAGAGGCTTTGGCGATAATGCTGATGTAGTTGCAGCTTCCAATGCTAATGTTACTGCTCACAGCTCTAACTTCCCAACCATGAAAGAGTATTCACTTTACTTTAAAGTGGATAACGTAGTATATCAAGTTGGTCAAGCAGCGGTTAACGAAGGATCTATTGACGCAGCTATTGATTCAATTGCTACTACTTCTTGGAGTGGTTTTGGTACTAACTTGTTTGAACTAACAGGAGGCACCAGAGACGAGGCTATTGCAGTATTTGGAGGCACATTAAACGACGGTTCTACAGCAGCAGCTAATAGTTCTACTGATGTAGGAAATTCAGCAACTCAATCTTACCATCCATTTGGTACTTCTAAAGTAGCTGGTTCTGATATATCATCAGCGTTTATTAAGAATAGATTAAGTTCTATTGCAGTAACATCGTCTGCTTCTGGAGCATCAAAAGCTTATACATTCCCAGTAACTGGGTTAAGCTGGGGATACAACAACAACGCTTCTTATTTAACACCAGAAGAATTAGCGTCACTTAACTCACCTATTGGTCAGTTTACAGGTGCTAAATCAGTAACAGGTAGCTTTACTGCGTATTTACGTGCAGGAGCAAACCAATCTGCTGAGTTCTTAAAAGATATTGTTACTAACACCGCGGTGCAAACTAAAGGTGCAAGTGCTAACCTACAAATCGGTGGTACAACAGCTCCTTACTTTGCGGTAAATATGCCGTCAGTACAATTTGACTTCCCATCACACTCAATTGATGATGTTGTGGGTATTACAGTTGATTTCTTAGCACAAGAGACAGATCCTACTTGTGGTGACGAATTCACATTCTTTGTTAGCTCAACTAGCTAATAAAAATTAAAAAATTCATGAAAGTTGAGGGGTTCATGAATTTATTATCACTAGGAGACAGCTATTCTTAGCAAGCAGCAAACATCCCCTCACTTGTTGTACGTTAGATCGAATAGCTGTCTCTTTTTAACTTAATATAGAGGGGATAAATCCTATGAGTATGATTAAAAATTTAATGATTAACGAAAAAGTTGTCGAAGTGGAATTTCCAGATAGCGATAATTTTTATGTTAGCTTAACTTATTTAAACAGAGAAAAATTAACAAAAATTAGAAATAGATCTTTAACTATCAAATTTAACAAACGTTCTCGCCAAAGAGAAGAAGAAGTAGATAACGAAAAGTTTCTCGAAGAATATGCTAGAGAAGTTGTTAGAGGTTGGAGAGGTCTTACAATCAGAGAATTAGCAAGGCTAATGCCTATTGAGACTGCTGGAGCTAACTTAGAGCAAGAAGTTCCGTATTCAGAAGAAGACGCGCTAGAGCTTTTACGAAACTCTACTATCTTTGATCAGTTTGTCACAGACTGTCAGAATGATTTCGAAGTCTTTGAGAAAGATAAGACAGACTCACAAGTAAAAAACTAAGACGCTACATATCAGAATCATTGCAGTCTGGGGGTATAACCAAAGAGCAATATTTTATGATGTGTGAGCAAATGGGTACTACTCCCATAGAGGAAGAAATACCTGTAGATTATTCTGACCTAAGTGACGAGTGTCAAATAGTACTAGCTATATTTAATATACTACCAGATAGTATTGGAGGTATGAGTGGTGCTTGGTTGGGAAAAGACTATTCTGGTCTTAGAACATTTATGGATATATACGGTATTCAAGATGAGATGTTGTTTTTAAACTTATTAACAGTATTAGTTCAGGAAACTTCTGAGCATTACGCTAAAAAACAAAAAGAACAACAACAAAAATCTAAACTTAAAGGTAGAAAATGATTGGCAGGCAATATTAATACTAACGTTAATCTTAACGTTAAATCAACAGGCACTAAACGAGCAACTAAAGATATAAATGCTTTAAACTCTGCTCTCCGTAAAATTGGTGCTGCCTCAGATAACTCTACTAAAGGGTCTGATAAGTTAAACAGATCTACTACTAGATTAGGACAGTCTTCTGCTTCTGCAGGCAGGCAGTTCTCAGCACAAGCCGCAGGACTTGGTGGGCTCGTAGGAGCTTACGCAGGTGCTGCGGCTACTGTTTTTGCACTACAGCAAGCTTTTTCAGCATTAAATAGAGCTGCCCAAGTAGATAATATTATTAGAGGTACACAAACTCTTGCTGCTAAAGTAGGCGAGAACGGTAATCAAATATTACAAAGCTTACAAGATATTACTCAGGGACAGGTAGCGCTAGGTGAAGCTGCAGAAAAAGCCAACCTTGCTTTATCTACAGGTTTTAGTACAAAGCAAATAGAACAGCTTGCTAATATATCTACTAAAGTTTCTGTTGCTTTAGGAAGAAACTTATCTGATGCTTTTGAAAGACTTACTAGAGGTGCTGCAAAACTTGAACCAGAACTTTTAGATGAACTTGGTATATTTACTAAGCTAGAACCAGCTACTAAAGCATATGCTAAAGAAATAGGAAAAGCAGTAAATGACTTAACAGAATTTGAGCGTAGACAAGCGTTTGTTAATGCTATTATCGAAGAAGGTAATAGAAAATTTAGTGAGATTGATACTAGTGCTCCCTCCGCACAAAAAAGCCTTAATAGGCTTAGTGCTACTTTACAAGATTTAGGACACAAATTCGGTGTTTTAGCCGCAGAAGCTTTAGTCCCTGTTATTGACTTTTTTACTAAAGACTTTACAGGGGCTATTTCTGTTTTTGCGCTAGTAGCTAGACAGTTAGCGTCTTCAGGTCTCACATCACTAACTGCGGGTATTAATTCATTTTCGGCATCTTTAGATTCAAATATAGCTAGATTAGGAGATCAAATATCTGCTTCTAAAAACTCCCAACAAGCTATGACAGACTTCTCAGAGTCAGTAAAAAATAATAATAACTTTATGGTATTAGGTAATAAAGCTCAAGCAGAACAAGCTTTAAAATTTAAAGGTATGGGCGCGGCATCTACTTTAGCCGCTACAGATTTAAAATCTTTTATTGCAGTACAACAAGAACAAATTAACCTTGGAGCCTCAAGACTAGTTCAATTAGAGAAAGAAAATAAATCTTTAATTGCTAGATCAAAGCTAGGACCCCTTACTAGTCCCGCAGATATTGCAGCTCTTAAATCATATAGCGCTGAAAGTGAAAAGTTACAAGCAAACCAATTTATATTAACTAAAAGAATTAATGACGCTAACGTTGCTTTAGTGGCTCAATCAACTAAGTTAAAAGCTGTGGCTGTGGCCAGTAGGGTTGCAGCTGTATCTGTTAGGGCTTTGACAAATGCTTTTTCTGTGTTACTACGAGTTTTAAATGTAGCACTGTTAGCTTTAAGTTTTGGTCCTTTACTTTTAAATTTAGTAGGACAGATAGGTATATTTAATACTGCTATAAACTACTTAAAAGATACTTTTTTAGCCTTAAGAAATGCTAATAAAGATTTAGAGCTAGGCATAAGAGCTTTAGGGGCTAGATCTGAAGTAGGTATAAGCAAAATAACTGAACAGTACAAACAATTAGGCCTTTCTGCTAGAGAAGCTGCAGACGCACAAGAAAGTGCTATTAAAAGAGTAGCGGCTGCGCTAAAAGATAATGATTCTAAAATAGAAGAAGTATTTGGTAAATTTAGTGGTGCAGCAACCATAAGTGGGTTAATGGCTATAGCAGCAGGAGTTACTGCTATTTTTAGTGCTGCAGCCGCAGGCATAGCCGCTATTGTTGTAGGGGGTCTTAGTTTAATAGATATGTCTCTAGCATATCTTTTTGGTTATGAATCTATAAGTAAAAAACTTGCTAGTAGCGCAGCAGAGGCTTTAGGAGGCCCATCAAAGACCCTTAAAGAGGGAGAAGAAGCAGCAGCCTCTTTAAGAAAAGAAGTGGAAGAGCTACAAGACTCTTTTAATAGAACAGGAGACTTAGCCTTATTACAAGAAATAGATCAAATAAATGCGTTTAGAGATGCTATACTAGATACAGATTCAGCAGTTACTATGTTTACAGGAACTTTATCTAGACTTACAGGTCAAGACGCTTCTTTAATTGATGAACTATTAGGTACTACAGAAGCTGATTTTAGTGATACATCGTTAAAATTAGGAGGATTAGAGATAGCAACTAGAGAAGTAGGTAAAACTTTTACTGTTGCAAATGAGTCTATAGGATTAATTTTACCTACTTTTGTAGGATTTGAGTCTACCCTACTTAGAGCTAATAATGCTATGAGAGATGGCTCTGTAAGCAGTAAGTCTTTCGTAGAAATTATTAATAGTTTAAGAACTTCTCAATCTAACTTATCAGATACTATAGATATTGTTACTTCTAGAATATCTATACAAGAACAAAAGATTAAAAAGCTAAACGCAGAAGGAACTGAAGAAGCTAGAGTGAGAGCAGATGAATTAGTAGACTCTAATAGAGATTTAATAACTACTTTAGGAGCTTTAGAAACTAGGTTTGAAGAAACTACTAATAGATTAAATGAGTTATCTGAGGCAGGAGATCAAGCTAATAAATCTTTAGTTAAATTTGAAAATATACAAAAAGTATTTAAGTCAGCAGCAGATACTATTACTAATGCAAAGTTCAAAGGGCTATTTGTTGAAACAGCAGAGGGCCTTGAGTTTGCAACTTCTTCTACGCAAAAATTTGTTAATCAGGTTAATAGCTTAAAAAATGAGCTTGTAGGCATAGGAGGTCTTACCGATTTAGAAGATAATGTTGCAGCTTTTGAAAAATTAGGTCAAGTAATTAGAAGTGATGATGGTAGTGTTACTACAACTACTGATAGAGCTGCAGAAGCAGTAAGAGAATTAAATCTTGCGGTAGCTAATAGAGAGTTTATGGAAAAATCTATTAAAGGTCTTTTATTAGGTCAAGTAGAGGCTGTAAAACAACAAACTAGAGAGCTTGAAAAGCAATCAAGAATAGCTAGACAACAACTTCAACAGGCAACTTTAAAAGCAGAAATAGACATATCTAAGGCGCGACTTACTTCTCTTAATAAAGCTAGAGCAGAAGAAATAAGTATTAGAAAAGTAAAAGCTGACGGTGCAGCAATATCTAGTGATCTAGCAGCAGCAGAGTTATCTATAGCTAGAGATATCTTATCTGAGAGAGAAAAGTCTATAGATATACAACAAGAACAGCTTAAAATAGTATCTCAAATAGCAGAAGAAAGAATAAAAGGAGCTAAAGAAGAGCTATCAGCACAAAAACAAATGATATCTTTAGCTAAAGAGGGTCTAGCCTTTGATGACTCCTTCTTTGACAAAGATATTACTAAGATACTAAATTTACTTGCTGACATAGGATCAGCTTCTTTAGACGTAGAAATATCTCAAAAAGAGACAGATTTAGCAGAAAAGCAAGCAGAAACAGCAGCTCAATTAGCAAAGTTAGAAGCAAATAAGCAAACTTTTGCAGCAGAAATACTGGCAAAAGAACAAGAACTATCTTTACTAGAGATAGACTCTAGAGTTGCAGATCTTAGTGCTCGTATAGAGATTTCAAGAGCAGAGAGACAAAATGAAATTGATTCCCTCACTGAGAGACGCAGCATAGCTGAGTTAGAAGCACAACTAAAAAGAGAGACTTATGCAGCTAATCTAGAAAATAAAAGAGAAGAGTTAAAAATACTAGACCAAAAAAGACAAGATACTATAAAACTAGTAGATTCTTTTAATAATCTAACTACTGATATGGGTACAGAGTTTGATACCTTTATATCGGAATTACAAGCAACTTTAAGTACTCAAAAAATAGCACTAGAAGCAAAAGAGACTATTGTAGTAGACCCTTCTGATGACAAAAGTGCTGATCCTGTACAATCTAGTGCAGAGGCATTAAATAAATCCGCAGATTCTCTAGAAACTGTTGCTAAAGAAACATCTACTTTAGTAGAAGAAGTTACTAACACAGGACAATCTTCTTTAGACTCTTTACAGGCGTTAGAAACTTCTGCACAAGCTACTAATGAGATAGCTAAAATAACTAATACTACGTTAGATACCACTATTTCTAACAAAAAAATAGAAAATGATTTAATAAGTAAAAACGAAGATGAAAGACTTGCTGCTTTAGGAGCTGAAAGTGCTGCACTAAAAGAGAAACACGCAATTGAGACTGAGAATAGTAATGCAGCACTAGAAACTGCAAACAAAACTGCTGAATTAGAAGAAGAAAAAGCCAAAAACGCCGAAGCTGCTTTACAAGCTCAAATAAAAGCAAACCAATTAGCTCAGAGACAAGCTGCTTTTCAGATTATGAATCAAACAGGAACCTTACTGAGAGAGCTATCAGTAGGTAGGGCTGAAAAAGCAAGAGATAAAGCAGCAGAGAGTAGAGATAAGGTACTGGATAAACAGGAGGAAGTACTATCTAGAGTAAGCTCTTTGAGAAGTTCTGAGGCCGATGCTATGGCTGGAGCTGTTGATATTTTAAAAGAACGCAGAGCCTTAGAAAGAGATATAATTTCTTCTATTGCAGACAGTGATGCTAGTGGTTACTTAAAAACTACAGAAGCTTATTTTCAAAACTTAAATGCCTTAGATGAGCAAACTAAAGTATTAAGTGAAGCTCAAGCTAATAGAGCTATAGCAGAAGCAGAGCTAGCTGTTCAAGACTATAAAGTTATAGAAGCGACTAATAACTTATCTAGTGCAGAAAAAGATTTAGAAAACGCACACAACAGTTTAGTAGGTAAAACAGGAGATGTACTTCAAAAATTTGGAAGCTTAGGTAATAGTATGGTTAGCTTAGTAGGCTTAGCCCAACAACTAACGGGCGCCTTTACTACTCTAGGTAATACTTTAGTAGGCTCAGTAACTGGAGAGAGTAATAATCAAATTACTGAAGCAGTAAAAGATGGTTTTGATAAGTCAAAAGCTGCTGAAACTTCTGCTCAAGTTACAGGAAATGTAGTTACAGACTTAAAAAACGTTCTTGTAGGTAGTGTAAGAGAGTTAGGTGGTGCATTTGAAAGATTTAATCAAGAAAGTATTGGAGCTGCAGGAGGCGCTGCTCAATATTTTGCAGAATCTGACGGTAGTTTAACAGATTTTGCTGCTGCGGGCTTAGGTAAAGCAGTTACTCCTATGATAACTGGGTTTATAGAAGATTTTATTACCACAGCTTTAGGTCCTGTAGGTGGTATAGCTATGACTGCTATAGATTTTATAGCAGGAGACTTTATATCTGGAGTTATTGGTGACGCGCTAGAAGGTATTAGTAACTTTTTTGCTCCTCGTAAGTGGAATAGATCAACTGTTGATTTAACTACTGGTAATATAACAGATAGAAAAGATAGTGGAGTTGATCTGGATCCTGTAGCTAAATCAGCATTTAAAATGAATCAAGCATTAGAAACTGTTACTGGAGGTCTTCAAAGATTTACTGAATCACAAGCAATACTAACCACTAAAGGTTCAGATATTAGAGAAAGATTCTTAGAGCTAAGGGGCGGTGGAGCTGAGGCAGTTAGATTAGACTTTAATAGCGAAAACTTTGGTAAGGACTTATTTGAAGGACTTATTAAAGGCTTAGATCCTAGATCTTTAACGGAAGACATGAAAACCGCTATAGGTAATATGGACTTCGGTAAAGAGATAGAAGATAACATGAAAGACCTTAATTTTGCTAAAGGCTTTGATGGTTTGATGACGCAATTAGAATCTGCAGGAGGTAAATTTACTAATCTTGGTGAGTTTATAGAATTAGTAAATATTAAAGCAGAAGCTGCAGCTGCTTCATTTGCGCAAGGAGCCTTACAGCAAGCATTAGACTTAATAGAAGAATCTGGAAGAGTGTTCGGAGAACAATCTGAACAAGTACGAAGAGCAAAAGATGCAGCTCAGAATATGGTTTTAGCGCATTTAGATTTACATGTAGCGGAAGATCGCACTGTAAGCCTACTTAGTGATACGTCTACTAATTTGAGTGGCATGGCTATGGCTATGGAGACTGTAAAAGCAGAAATGAATGCTATGCAAGAAGCTATTGAGGCTACAGGGGTTAATGCTGACGAAGCTTCTAGAATAATAGAAGAAGGCATAACACTTAAAATTAGACAAATGGCTCAAGACTTTGGGGATGCGTTAAGTGACGTAATTCAGTTTGGTGATAGTCTAGAATCAAGCGCTGTTCAAGGATTAAAAGATGTTTTAGAATATCAACAGGCTATAGTAAGAGATGCTGCCCATATTCAAGAACAGCTAGGTAATGGTTATGATTTTATAGCTCGTGCAGAAAAAGCTTTAGCTATTCAAAGAGGTAATATAGTAGCTAAAGCTTCAGATCAAGAATTAAAAGCTCTTAGTGATTTAGCAGGTGCAGGACAAGAATTTAGTAACGCTGCTATGAAAGCAGCTACTGATGCTGAAATAACTAGAAGAGTTATGAATAATATATTTGAGGGGGCAAAACAGCTTACTCAAGCACAAAGAAGTTCAAGATCTGTAGGAAGAGGTCTGGCTTTTGCTGAGGGAGGTTTTGTACCAGGTACCCCTGAACAACAAAATAAAGACTCAGTGCCTGCATTACTAATGCCTGGAGAGTATGTATTAAATAAAGAAGCAGTTAAGAATGTTGGAGTAGGAACTTTAGCTGCTTTTAATTCTGGAGCTTTTAAAAAGATGGAAGCTGGGGGTAGTACTACTGGAGGAGTCATTACTCCTAATAAAATAGCTACTGATGCTTTTGGGGGTACTTTTGGTATAGACCCTGCTACTCAAGCACTATTCAAAAACTTTAGTCAAGATATGACTACTACTTTAGAGTTTTATGAAGCTAGAGAGCTAGTTGCTCAAGCTAATATAGAACTTTTTGAGACTTATTCAGACCTTAGAGAGGCTGCAGGGGCTAGCAATGATCTTATGAATGCTTTTGGTCTTATAGTAGATCATATAGAGCGAGGGGAAATAGGTCTCGCTACTGCAGTATTTGATATAGCACATAATCTAACAGAAGCCACTAGCGCTACAGAAGCTTATACTCTTTCTCTATCTCAAAATCAAGCACAACAAGCTTTAGCTTCTGCCGGTGTTAATTTACAAAATGAAAATATAGACACTTTAACAGATAACTTAACTAGTTTCTACACTAGTATAAATACGTCTTCTGTAACTGCTGGAGATTTAGAAGCTGTAATAAGTCAAATGAATATAGCGCTATCTCAAGGAGTTATATTTGGTAGTGAGTATGGATCAATACTAGATGATGTTACTTCAGATTTTGATAATGCTTTAGCAGCCTTAGATGAATATTCTTCTTTCTTCTTAGAGCTTCAAGATATTACTTTAGACCCTACAGGAATTATAAGCTCTATAAGATCTGTTCAGTATGCATTTGAAGATGGTATGAATACTATGACAGATGCGGTCACAGATGGATTTATAGATACAATAGAAGCTGCTACTGTACAAGTTAGACTTAATAAAAGACTAGAAAAAGAAAGAATAGATTTAATTAAAAACTCTTCAGATGAGCAACTTAGAATAATTAGAGATACACAAGATTCAATTGCAGACGCAACTTTTAAAACAGGCGCTATAGCAGAAATAGCTGTTAGAAAAATACTAGCAGTATCTTCTGCTTTTGGTACCTTTGAACAAGGATTAGTAGGTTTTTATAATAACTTAGTACAATCATCAGATAACTTTACTAGAACTTTAAGTGCTTCTGTAGTTAGTAGTATACAAGCAGCAGGTATAGTAATAGATGATGAGTTAGATACTAATTTCTTAGGTACACTAACTAATTTTGCTACACTATCTAAAAGTGGTTCTTCAAGTGTTCAAGCACTATCTACTGCGTTAGAACAATTAAATTATCAGTTAGAGATTGGAGAGACTATAGACACTGACACTTATAAAGAGGGAGTGGCCTTTTTACAGTCTTCCTTTATGGAGTTTTTAGATTTATTTAGTGGTATGTCTAATGCCTTTAGAGAAGCAGAATCAAACCTTGATAATTTTAAAACTACTTTACACTCTTCTTTCACCTCTATAACTGATGAACTAGAAGCTTTACTTAAAACTTTAGTAACTACTTATAGAACTACTTTAGCAGATGTTAAGACTATGTATCAAGAAGCAGTATCTCAACAAAAAGAAGCAGAAGAGTCATTATATGGAGTATTATTTAGTGCGCAAAATGCCTTTATAGATGCTGGAGGACATTTAGATGGTCACATATCTAGAATAGATGATATTGTAAAAGGTTTAGATCCTACATATCAGGGATATGCAGGATTAGATCAGTATTTAAAACAACTTCAAATAGATGTTCAAGCAGGTATCACTTCTTTAGGCGATATAAACACATCTCAATCTTTAGCAGCACTACAAACTAATCTTTCTAATAGTTTAGCAGACTTAGCCATACTTCAAACACTTCCTGATTCTGCAGATAAATTTGTAAAAATAAGTAGAAAACTTTCAGAAATAGATGATATTAATAATCAAATATCTGCAGGAACTCAATCTACAGACGCACTAAAAGAAGCTACGTTAGACTTACTAAAAGTTGAAGAAGAGCTAAACTTTAATAATACTACTGCAGGACTACAACAAGTAGACTTAACCTTACAAGGTATAAGTCAAGATTTGCTTCAAAATGCTATAGATGCTAGAACTGCATTTAATACTTCTAATCAACTTTTAGATGATTTCACTACAGCTTTAAACGCTAATTTTACTCCTAATTTAGTAGCTTCTACTACTGCTGTTAATAGCAGCACATTAAGTCTGTCTTCCTTTATAGCAGAGATGCAATCTGCTAATCAAGTATTTTCAGACATAACTACTGCGGTTTCTGCTATAAATGCTACAGGAATTCAAGAAATAATAGATACCTTAGATGTAATATCTAACCCTACGGATGAAGTGAATGTAGATGTAGTAGATACTAGTTATAGAGGTATTTCAGATTTAAACGATATTTTAAGTAACTTTACTGGCATAGTCGCTGCCAAAACTGCTTTTGAAAATCTATATGGATCAATAGCTGCAGTAACTCCTGTTTTACCTTTACAAGAATTTAATGACTTAAATGCTGAATTTATAAATTTAGAAAATACAATAACTTCATTACTAGGTACTATGGGTAATAATAGTATTGCGGATATGGATGCAACTTTTGAGCAATTTGTATTAGACTCTATAGCTTTATTACAGAATCCTTTAACTTTATCAGGAGTTTCTACTTCAGGTTCTACAACTAATATAGCTGCTCAAGCTATTACAGGTTCAGGAGCTGTTAATAATCCTCAAATAAGTACTCAAACTTCTTTACTTCAACAAATTTTAACTCAAGGTTTAGGGGTTCAGAGTCCTGGCTACTTATTCTACACTAATCAAATATTAGAGCAAATAAGAACAGTATTAGAAGATATGTTAGTATTACAAGGAGGCACTCTACCTACTTATGCTAATATCACTTCTACCTTTACTGCTCCTACAGCAACTGGAAGTACTACTACTGCTACTGTGCCTACAGGAACTACTACAGGATTACCTAGTTTAAATCAATCAGGAATACTAGGCCTTACGGGTCAGCTATTTGAAGTAGAAGAGCCTATAACTAGACCTGCTGATTATTTTTATATTGTAATACCTAAACTTGTTGCTATAGACGAATTTTATATAGTAGACCCTATTGAAGTAGATTATGAGTTTTTCTTTGATCTAACTCCTGTATCTGTTACTTCTATAGACACTGGTAATGGAGGGGATCATTTCTTTAATATAACTACAGTAGATACTGATTTTGATAAATGGTTTAATGCTCCAACTTTAATAGACACTGAATATAGTAAATGGTTTAATGATCCCACTGTAATAGATACTAACTTTAATAAGTGGTTAAAAATTGTAGAAGAAGAAACAGGTATTTTTGATTGGGTCACAATAACTAAGTCTGCAGCTAATTATCAAACATTCTTTGAGGCACCTACTAAGGTAAATCACTCTGTAGCTACTTGGTATAACTTACCTACCAAGTTAGATAATACAGCTAATTTATGGTATAACTTACCTACCAAGAAAGATATAGACTATACAGATTGGTTTACGTTAAATAAAGTAGCTGTTAAATACTCGCAGTTTTTTGATCCCGAAGATAAAATAGCTTTAACAGATCATATAGATCCTGTTACAGTAGCTGCAGATTCTTTATTTACTATAAACAAAAACTCAAAAGATGCTGATGATTTATACTCTATAAACTCTATAGAAAAAGACTATTCAACCTTCTTTAAAATAACAGCTAAAGATTTTGATTATACAGATTTCTTTAAAATAGTTGAAAAAGATATTACTGATTTTATACAAATATCAAAATCCACAAAGACGGCTATAGAGCTATTCACTATTCAAAAAAGTGAAGTAACAGGTAGCACTTTATTTTCTATAACAGCAGATTCAGTAGCAGCGTCTACACTTATAACTGTAAAGGCCAATAATAGAATACAAGTAGGAGCAGATGAGATATTTGATAAACCTACCTCAAAAATGGCTTTAAGCTTGTCAGATATATTTAGTAATTATGAAAGCGGTGCTTTTGATTGGACAAAAGCTGTAATAAGTGTAGGCCAAGTAATTAATGAGGACAAGCTTAAAGAAGGTCTGGCAAATAAGGCTATTCTTGCTACGGGTGATATTTTTGATAACTGGAACGGTTCAGGCTTTGATATTGATAGTGTTGACATTAGCTACTTAGATTTATTTAACTTAGCAGTTACAGATATAGAATATACAACACTATTTAAACTGCCTAATGATGCAGGCAAAGAAAGTTTACACTGGAGTAGCTGGTTTAAAGTAGATCCTGCAGATAAAATGGATGCAAGAGATTTATTTACTTTTATATCTCCTGAACCCGTATCCGCCCTTGATTTATTTAATCCTACATCTCAATCGGTAGATGGGTCTGCTCTTTTTGTATTAAGTAATACTTTACAAAAAATAGATGCTAATAATCTTTATGACATTGAAAAAGAAACTAAAGCGGCTACTGACTTCTTTACTATTACAGGAGTGCAACTTAAAGGCGCAGACTTTATTGATTTAAGTTACTTAGCCGACTCTAAATATATAGCAGAAGCTAAGAATGTATTAGACGTTACCGGTAAGCTTACTGTTCAATCTTCTGATGTATTCAAAGTATCCGGTACTTTAGATAAAACAGCTAATCAAGTATATAATATAACCAAGAGTGATAAAGCAGGAGCTGCTTTCTGGGAAGTTACTGCTAGTGAGCAATCAGGGGCTTCTTTCTTTACGCCTACTAAAAGTGAATTAGCAGGTTTAAATTTCTTTAGTCCTACTCAAAGCACTATAACAGCTAACGATTTATTTAACTTTAATAAAGTAAAAATAGATGTTAGCACTATGTTTGAATCTGAGTTATCTACTCTAACAGATGCAGTTAATGATCAAGATAGCTACTTAATTACTAACTATGGCAAATTAGAAACTATAAAAAGTTATACTAAAGTATCTAGTGAGAAGCTTACAAATATCGCAAAAGCAGATTCAGATTTTCATGCTGCTATATTAGAAGATACTGCCTACTTAGAAACTATTGCTACCTCTTTAGGAGATTTAGCTGATATTAAAGCTAATACTGCCGATATTAAAACTAATACTTCTGTAAACGTATCTAAGCTTACTAAAATAGAAAATAATACAGACGGTATAGAAGAGAAATTAGATCATATTTCTGATGATTTAGATGGTATTGCAAAAGACTTGGCAGATAAATTAGATCATATTTCTGATAATTTGGATACTTTAGAAAAAACTGCAAACGCTATTGAAGGGTATGTATTATATCTACCTGGCATGTCTACAGAGCTTACCGATCAAGGAAAAACTTTGGTTACTATAGATAGTGTATTAGACGCTATAGAAATAGACACTTCAAATATGGTTACCTACCTAGAAAGCATAGCTACTAATAGTGCATATCTTAAAACAATAGATCAAGATACAAGCCATTTAAAAACTAATGCAGATAATAAAATCTCTCATATTTCTGGTAATTTAGATGATATAATAAGTAATACAGATAAGAACAGAACTCGCTATAAATACTCAGGCGCTACATCAGTTAACTTAGCAACTGGAGGTCCTGTAGTGGGGCCAGGAACTTCTACTAGCGACTCTATTCCTGCCAACTTGTCCAACGGTGAGTATGTAATAAAAGCTTCTTCTGCTAAAAGTATGGGTAGAGAGGTGTTAGACATGCTTAATTCTACAGGGTCTATATCCTCACTAGGTAGAAAAGGAGATACAGAATTAGCGCATATTAACACTGTAGAAGCACAAATGCTTAAGTCAATAGGTGGTTCAGGCTCTAAAAATCCTCTTTCTGGTCTTAAAGAGTTTTTCTTTGATGACTTTAATCCTTTAACAGGTCTTAAAGACGCTGCACTCTCTGCTGCTAAATCAATTATAAGTAACACAAATAATCCAGAAGGTTATAGGCCAGAAAAAATAGGTAGTAATGCTAGTTGGAATACCGCAAACTTTGCTAATAATACTTTTGCTAAAAAAGTACTAGTAGAGCTTACAAGATATATAGCAGCTAATAGAGATGGAAAAGCCTTTACTCACTCTCAAGCCTTTAACTCTATTTCTGATGCATGGTTTGAGTATGATAAACCTAATATTATACAATTTAATAGAGGTTCCTCGTTTAACAACGGTATCAGAGGTACAAGTAGTATAAGTAGCTTAATAACAAGACTTCAAAATGCTTATCCTTCTTTTGCTAACGGTGGTGAGATTTCAGGTGCTGGTACTAGTACTAGTGACTCTATAATGGCTATGTTGTCGGACGGTGAGTATATTATTAGAAATTCATCTGTTGACAATGTGGGGGTAAATACTTTAGACTATATAAATAATACGGGACAACTACCTCAAGGCGACACTAATGTAGAAGTAAATATTACTAATAATGGGTCTCCAGTGGACGTAGAAGCTGAGCCTAAAGTTAGTATAATAGACGGTAAGGTAGTGGTAGATGTTATACTTAAAGATTTAAGAACTAATGGTCCTATTAAGAAGACTATTAAGAAGATAAAGTAGAGGGACATGGCAACATACACATATCCAGATGATGCGTCAATGGACGATAGAAAACCAGATAGGGGCTATAGCATTGCTAGAGCCCCTAATAATACATCTTTTAGCTCTGTTTTAGGCTATGAAAAAAGAAAAAGATTATCTAGAAAGGTACTAAGAAAATTTACTTTTAGCTATACAAATATAAGTGAGGCTAGAAAAACTAGTATTGAAAATTTTTACTTAGACAGAGGTGGAAACTTTGAGACTTTTAAATTAGACTTAGCTCATTTTGGACTATCAGGAACCGCTAATGTTAAGTTTTCTGAATCTTTAGATATAAACCATGTAATCTCTGGTGATAATACTGATATATTTAACATATCTCTAATACTAACTGAGGTGGCTTAATGTCTTCTCGTTCGTATGATTTTATACTTACACTGGCTGATACAAGTAGCTTTTCTGTAGGAAATTCTGTGCTAGGAGTTTCTTCTAATGCTTTTGGTCAAGTAATATCTAAAGATAGCAGTAATCTAAAAGTAAAAGTAGCTAATTCTAAACACTACTTTATTTCTTCAGAAAATATAATTTCTAATGTGACAGTCAATACGTCTGCTACATATCAACAATCTTTTACTTCTACTCCTATAGTAATAGACAGTAATTCTTATTCTATAAACGGTACAAGTAATACTTTTGCGCTACCTCATGTCCCCTTACATAAAGCAGAAATTGAAATATATGCTGATAATGTATTTATAGAATCTGAAAAATATGTATGGCCTAGTACAGTTTTAGATGATGTAGGTGTAGATTTTAAAGACATAGAGATAATAACTTTTCCCGCAGCAAATGATAGAGCTATAGTATCTAGTGCTAATTTTCCTACTACGGGTACTAATAATTTAACCTTAAAAGTATCTACAGGAGATAAAGATTCTTTATCTTTTTTAGGCTCTAACACGCCTACTACTCAAATACAAACAGGAGCTAGTACCATAACTACTATACATCCTTCTAATTTTGTGCTAAATAGAAATGCTTTTGAAGAAGAACCTATTGTAAGATTATACTCTATTTATTATCCAGGAGAGTGGTATCCTGCTAATGATAAGGGTAATCCAACAGCAGAGGGTACAGGAAGACCTTGGCCTTACGGTTTTCCTATTAGATACGCAGAAATAATAGGAGAAGACTTTTCTATTGATGACTATACAATAACTCATCAAAGTAATAATTATGTATCTTTTCCTATTAACTATCCTGGAATATCTATTAGTTCTGATGGGTCTATAGGAGAGATAGACTTAGAAATAAGTAGTATTGATTTATCTCTACCTACCTTAGTAGAAGATCCGTTTTTAGTAGGCTATAATAATACTTCTGCAATATCTAGCACAGTTAATGGTGAAGTACTAACTAATATTGATCCAAGGACTGTACTTTCTAATCCTTCTTATGACGCAAATATAGTAGATTCTAGAGGAGAAAACCAGCCTTATGATCATTCTACTACTATTTCTCTAGGAGAAGAATGGGTATCTTTGATGCCTGATAGTAGAGACTTACTAGGAGCAGTAGTAGAGGTAAGAAGCTACTATGCATCTTCACTAGAGTATTGGCCTGAGTTTTCTATTATAAGTAGTGTATCTGGAAACTCTATAGGCTTAGAATCTACAGCTCCTTATAGAGTAGGAGACACAGTTAATAGTAATGTAAGTACTAGCACTGCTACTATCACTGCTGTATATAGTAATAACTATATAAAATTAGATCAGTCTATTTCTGGTGCTGTGATAGGAGATAAGCTTTTAATAAATAATAGTAATTATGATCCTGATGCTTATGTAGAAAGAAAATTTACAATTAATAAACTTAACTCATATAATGATTCTTCTATTAGTTTCAACTTAGGAAGCAGAACAACTAATTTGCTAAAAGAAGTCCCAAGAAGAAAATTTTATAAAAACACTTGTCCTTGGAAATATAAAGGAGTAGAGTGTAAGTATCCTAGTGGTGGCACAGGAGTAATTAGCAATAGTATACTACCTAAAACTGCTAATGGTATGTTTACTATAAACAATGTAGCTACTTCTGATCCCAACTTAGATAAATGTTCTAAAAGTATATCTGCTTGTAGATTAAGAAATAATCTGTTAAATTGGGGAGGGTTTCCTGGTGTTAGAAACAAAATTTAAATTACTGTTAGACGCTATAGGAAAATATTCTCAGTCTCAATATCCTTTAGAGGCTTGTGGGATAATTACTTTAGATTTTGAGTTTATACCTAGCAATAACTTAAGTAATAATCCTAGACATAGTTTTATAATCGATCCTATTATTGTTAATAAGTATGATGGAAATATATGGGGTATTTTTCACTCTCACACAGATGAAAAGTTCGAGACCCCCTCCGAGTTAGATATGTCTTTAACAGTATATCCAGACATAAAATTTATATTATTCAATAATAAAAATTATTACATATATTGGTACGACACAGATAAAAATATTAAAAGGTACGAAAAGTTTAATGAAGATCACTGTAAATATTAATAAGCCTCTTAGATCTTTCTTTGATGATAGATCTTCTATAATACTAGATGCATCAGACTATTTTGATATATACTCTGGTCTTAAGAATATGTTTCCTAAATTTAATAAGTTACTAAATTCTATAAAAAATACAGAGTCTAAATTTCAAGACGTAGTATTTATAGAAGATAATAAAATTATAGACGTATCTAAATTTAAACTAATAATTAAAGAAAACTTAGCAGTATCGTTAACTCCCGTATTTTTTGGCGCAGCTCCCTCTTATACTTTTTCTAATCTATATAGCGATATCAAATCTAGTTTTATGTATCCTTTATTCGGTTTATCTACTGCTAGTACAGAGTCTTCTGACTTTGAAGGATTAGATAAAAGAATACTAGACTCATCCTTATTTGGAAGAGCAGAAGAAGTATATGCAGCAGGTATGAGAACAGAAAATGATGTATTTGGAGAATTACAAATTAATACTAATGCAAAACTACCTATAGGACTTCACTATGGTCTTGTAAGAGTATCAGGTACTTTAATAAATAACTACACTAAAACATATAGATGTGATCCTGATGTGTTTAGAGTAAAGGATGTAATACCTTAATGGCTATTTCACCACTAACCCTGTCTGTAGGTCAAAATCAAACATTTCAAAAGCAATTAACTAAACTAAATACAGATATTCAGTTTAGTCATGTCGCTATTGGTGAAGGACCTATATACAGAATAAATCCTAACGGTGTTCAAGATATTAGAATAGATGGTAAGTTTATTGATGATTTAATAACTGTTAATAATGAACCAGATCCTTATGTTTTTCAATATAAAAGTACTACTGGCAGTATTAATCAGCAAGTACTTACTCCTTTTAGTGACGAAGTAACAAACAATATAAGGTTTTCCTCTCCTATTGTTCTTAAATCTGGACAGATAAAAGGTGTTGTAACAGGAGTGCCTGAAGCTAATGTAGTATTTTTTCCTACTTCTGCTTCTGTAGGGGATAATCCTATAGACACTTTAGTGTTTAAATTTTCTGTAGAAGAACTATATAAACAAGATACTAATAATAACTCTACTACAGGGCCTCAGAATCAAAGATTAGATTTAAGAATAGTAGTACACGACAGGAATGAAACAACTAACATAAATAATTATATTGCTTTAGTACAGCACTCTTTCACTGAGACTATTACTTTTGATACTATATTAGAGGTGCCTATAAGCATACCTTCAGCTAATCAAAGCGAAAATGGATATAGAGTATCTGTATTAAAAGGCTCTGACGACACTTTAGATTCTGAGATTAGTTCTGAAGTTTCTTTTTTAGGATTTAATGAAATATCCCACGAACCTTTCTCTTATCCTAGAACAGCTAGTATAGGCTATGCCTTAAAAGCTACAGGACTGAGATCAGATGCTGTTTTAAATTACTCTAGTTTAGTAAAAGGTCTTATAGTCAAAGTTCCTTCTAATTATGATCAACCTATATTAAGTAATGGAGAAGTAGATTGGAGAGAAGTAGAAGTTGATGCTATAACTTCTACCGGGTACGAACTTCAATCCTCTCCAGGAACTATTCAATTTGATGCTAATCCTGTAGTTTATAAAGGTATTTGGGACGGTACTTTTAAGTATGATTGGACTCAGAACCCTGCATGGATTATATATGATTTATTAACTAATACTTCTTACGGCTATGGAATACCCGAATCATATGTAGACAAATATAACTTTTATAAAGCTTCACAAATATTTGACGCAGTAGAGCCTGAAACAGGAAAATTTATAGGTGTTGAAACATATGCTGACGGTAGTATACGTCATAAACCTAGAGGACAATTTACTTCTATACTAGAAGATCAAATAGGTTTATCTTCATCTAAAATAATAAAAGAAAGAAGAATAGTATGTGATCTTAGTGTTACAGACTCTATAGAAACTTATGATCTTATAAATAAAATAGTAGCATCTGCCAAAGGTTATTTAGAAATTAGTAATGATAAGATAGGATTGGTGTTAGACTATCCTAATTCTCTTCCAGAACAAATGTTTAATGAGGTTAATTTAACAGAAATAAAATACTCAGGAAATAGAGCAGAGGATTACGTAACGGCGGTAGAAGTTTCTTTTAATGATGGTGCTAATAATTATAATAAAGACTTAATAAAGATATATGATCCTGATTCTGATATGCTAGAAGAAAAAGTAGCTAGTATAGACTTAATAGGCTGCTCTAGAAGAAGTGAGGCTATTAGATTTGCTCAATACATATTAGCCTCTAAAAAATATGTAAAAAGAAAAGTAGAATTTTCTACTTTTGTAACTACATCAGATTTAACTCCTGGAACTATTGTTTCTTTATCTACTCAGACAGTAGGATCTATATACGGATACAATGGTATTATTCAAGATAACTCTGCGGCTAGCAGCGCTACAACAAATTTAAAACTACAACACATTTCTTATCCTCCAATTTCTAATGCCGTATTTGAAAGTAATACTCAACCTCTAGCGTTACGTCACTACAGTCAAGAAAGTGGTAAATCTGAGCTTTATATTATAAGTAACACTCAAGTTTCTTACGCTACTACTGGTAATGTACAAGGATCTTTGTCTGGCTATGATTTTATAGAAGTTAAAGCTTTAAGTAAATGGGACCCTTTAGTAAATACTTTTGTAGGAATTAGTACTTTTGATCCTTTTAATACTCCTAAAGAAAAAGATTTATGGGCTCTTGGAGAAATAGACCCTAGTAACTATTACTCTACTAACGCTGCAAAGTTATTTAGAGTAGACTCTATATATATGCCCTCTGGTGCAGAAACTAGTATTTCTGCTAGTGAATATGTACCAAAAGTATATATAGACAGTGAAAATATTATAAACTTTGAGCCTATACCTATTAAAACAATAGCTAATCCTCTTATAAAACCTGCCCCTCCTATATTTTCTATTAGCCCTGTTTATACTAATACAGGTGCTGGTAATCCAATTTTAAACTTTTTATTTAATGTACAAAGCAGCTCGAATATTCAAATAGCTCAAGCTTTTATACCTAGTTCAAGCTTTGTACCTGTATTGGGGGCTATATAATGGCTAATTTAACTTTCTTAGTGGCTAACACCACTCCTTTTGTAGGGCAGCCTTCTGCAGCCTTATTTGGTAAAAACGGGTCTAAGTCCTCTTTAGGTACTGTAAAACCTTTAGTTCTAAACACAGAATTAATAGATACTAGTATTACTTTTTCTGTTTCTAATCTGCACTTAATGTATGATGATAACTTTGACTCTCACTTACTAGAGGCTAGAAATAATACTCAGCTAGTAACTCTTAAAGGTCAGTCGCCAGATAACTTATTAAGGTATAATTTAAATATAAAATCAGCGTCTAATACCGCAGGAGTAGCTGAAAATACAGTAGGTCACGATTCTACCTTAGTTGCTTTAAGCTCTAATATAACTTCTTTTGATATTACAGCTAATACTTTAACTATAGACTATAATACTGCAGAGGTAGCGACAGTAGTTAAAAATGCTTTACTACCTTCTCCTTTTTATGTTGAGCTTCAACAATTAATAGAGCCTACAATATCTAGTTCTAATACTTTTTTTATATCTGGTGATCTTAATATCCTATCTAATACGCATAACGTAGCCAATCAAGCAGGAACTATGCTTTTACCTATAGGAGTAGCCCCTCCTGCTAAAGGTCTAATAAGTACTTTTGTGAATGGGAGCTTAGTTGAAGAAGAAGTAACTGAGTTTTCTTGGTCTGCAGGAGATAATTATATAAACCATAATATATCATCAAGCGACTTAGAAATAATTACTTCAGTAGAAAACTACTCTTCTCCTGCATTTGAATCTAAAGATAATATATTTATAGTTGATAATGAGCAATTAAATACAATAAATTCAGTATCTTATATAGCTAGCTCTCCCACGTATAACACATCTTTAACTGCCTCTGATTTTTTTAAAGTAACGCTTACAGATAATATTGCTTCTTCAGTGGGTAAGACTACTATAATGAACACATCAGAAGATTTAATTGCTGATATTAGTTCTATTGACACTATAAACAAACAAGTGACCCTTACCTATGACGAACTTAAATATGATAAAGGATATGAGCTTGCAAATAATGGTGTTTATATATTATGTCCTTTTAGCTATAATGACTTTAACTCTGTAACTTTAGTAGACAACAAAATACAAACTCCAGCTACAGCAGGCGTATTTGTATTTCAGGTATCTGCCGTAAATGAGTTTAATAGGTCTAGTGTGCCTATTACTCAATCTGTAGCTACAGCTTATCCACCATTAGGACAAGTATCTGAGACTGAAGTGGTGTTAACTGAAAACTTATTTAGAGATAGAACTAAAGGAGTAATGTCTAGAGTAATTGGGCAATTTCCTCACATTATAAATAGAAATGTAAAAACATACGATATAAGCTATAAAATAGTTCAATTATCAGGAGCAGATTCTCATCCTAGTGGTATGACTAATTTTACTAGTTTTATGGTAGATGCTAATGAGGCCGGAGAAGACGGTAACATTCACTTTGTTATAAGTAACTTAGATTTAGGACAAGCAGGAAACACTTACTCCCTTCAAGTAAAGATTTTACCTATAAATGGTCTTATATCTGGAATACCAGTATATAAATCTTTAACGCTATCAGGTAAATCTGATAGGCCTTTAGAATTAAATAGTTTTAACATAACCCAAACTAATGACTCTATAGTTTTTGATGTAGAATATCCTGTAGATTCACAAAATAATTTAGATGAGTTAGATATCTTACATACAGAAGTAAGATCTTTAAAACCTGTAGTAGGAATAGACAATCAAAACAATATTAATGATGCTTTTTTAAGGGGAGATAAAGTAATGCTATTACCCCATCCTTTAAGTAGGGCTGAAGTATCTTTAGACAGATTTACATCAGGATCCTATACCTTTACTGCTAAGACTGTTGATACTAGCGGTAATTATTCTTTAAATGCTTTAGCTAGAAATTTACAAGTAGAAATATCTACACAAACTGATACGCTAGCTATTTGGAATGAGGCTGCTCCTAATACTAATATATCTTCTTCAGTAGGGAACTATAACTATGGGGATAACGTTTTTGTAGGAGTTACAGAAGTAGATAACGGAGGATTAGTATATCACATAGATCCTATAACTTCTCCTATACTAGGAGTAGATACTCCGTCCAGCTTAGCAGAAGATGCTAATGCTTCTGCTAATGGGTTTTCATGGGCGCAAGGCCAGAGTCAAGGCTTTGATAAAACTGACTTACTTATTACTTCTGCTAACTCTGTTTATATTAGCCCTGTTAGAGATTTAGGATCTGTAGTAAGAGGTAATATTGTTGTATCTAGTTTAGTTAATTCTTCATTGTTAGAAAAGTTTTTAGAAGTATCACAAGATTTAATAGTGGGAGTATCTGAAGGACATAGTTCTCATGCTAATGTTTTATTTGATTCTGATTTTGAAATAGGTACTGTAACAGGCTATAATAATTCAGAATCTTCTTTTTCCTTTAGCAATACTCATAATACTATTATTGACGGTTCTGCCAATAATAAAGTATTTGTAATTGTAAATCCAGGACAGGAAGTCATAGGTTCTATGGACGCTGCAGACGATGTTTCTAATATACATAGTTATGCTCTTATAGCAGGCGCTATAAATACTAATGCTATAGAACTCAGTGCCGTATACTATGCTAATGGAAAGCCCGTGCCTACAGGCAACTCTACTAATAGTACTGCTCTTTCTAACATAACTCAATCTGGCAGTACTTATAAATTAGTAGATATGAATCAATTTGTAGATGCTTTTGGAGCTAGAGACTTTTCTCCTGATGTAGAAGTATCTAAAAACGTTTATGTGAGATTCTCATCTGCTAATGTTTTTGAAACTTCTGATAATGTTTCTTCTAAACCTCATGGAAATGTTAACATTTCTTTGTTTGATGAAGGGGATGATGATGAAAACTGGCAATCAAACTACTTTGGTTTAAGACGCTTTAGATATTTTCAAGTTAAAACTGAATTTGATATAAATGATTACGGAGACTCAGCAAATACCTTTATAGATGAACTAAACTATGAAGTTAGGGGCATAAAAAAAGAATTTACAACAGTTGTGAGCTCTGCTAATAAAGTTCAAGGAAACTTAGTAGTAGACTATAGCAGTGCAGAATTTTTTAGAACACCTACAGTGTTTACTCAAATACTATCGGCTAATACCAGCCTCATATCTAGAACTAGCGATTTGACAAATGAAAGTTGCAATGTTACTATATTTAATACACAGAATGGAAATGTTGTTGACAATGCAGATGTCGAAATAACTATTTCAGCTACAGGAGCATAAGATGGCTATAACTACTTCAAATACTTTTCATACAGCTGCTATCTCTGACACTATATCAAGTGCCAGAGGATATTGGAATTCTAGTTTTCAAGCACTGCTAAGAAATTTTAATAGTGCCAATGCTACTCCTAATTCTAATAATTTAAATTTTGAAGGAGCACTCACTACTGAGCCTGACGGTATGTTATATTATAATAATACTACTGGAGGGATGTACTTACATACTACTAAGTTTGGTCAAGGTCCTTACGGTAATTTTAGAAGAGCAGGACTAGGCACTAGACCCTACACTACTGTAGCAGCTGCTGCACTAGATAGTGCTGCATTAGACCCTGGAGAGTTAATAGTAGTAATTAATGATACAGGAGGCACTGCTGCTAATAATAGAGTTTATTTAGTATCAGATGATAATAAACATTTAATTGATGTAGGAATACCTACTACAGACGGGGTTATAGCTAATAATACTATAGTATCGAAAAGTATTACAGGAAATGAAATAGCAGATAACGCTATTACTTCAGATCACATAGCTCCAGGTACTGTTATTGAAACGGATTTTGCAGATGAGTCAGTTACAGATAGTAAATTAGACTCTTCCCTAGTTATGTTGAGCATGGTACTATAATGTTTTCAAAAGTTTTATTTGGATTTTTGTTAGCTAGTCTTACTGCTTCTGGATTTTTATTTTGGCAAAATAACGTCTTAAAAGAGAATCTAGTGAAAATAGAAGCAGTTTATGAGCGTCAAAAAACGACTATTTTAAAAATGGAAAAAAGTTTTTCAACTTCTGTTGAAGAAAATTCTAGATTACAAAAAGCTTTAACAGCACAAGAAAACGCTATAGATAGTTTACGAAAGACACTAACTAAACATGACTTAACTAAGATTGCTAAATCTAAACCAGAAATATTAGAAAAGAAGATAAATGATGCGACTAACGAATTATTTAATGATATTACCTCTTTTACTAGCGACTAGTTGTGGTATAATACCTAGAGAAATAGAAGTTGTTGAAACTGAAATAGAAATTCCTATTATTTTTCAAGACTCTCCTAAGCCTGTTGAAACTTATCCGATAAATTTTAAAGTTATCAATGAAGAGAACTTAGAAGCTTTTTTAAATGAGCTTAGATCTTTAGAAGGTGAGGTAGTTTTTGTGGCTTTAGATGTTAGAGACTATGAAAAATTAGCACTAAATACTCAGGATCTAGTTAGATATATAAAACAACAAAAAGAAATAATAATTTACTATGAAACACTATTAGAGGGAGATTAAAGTGTTACATTAATATAAGGCTTTAAATAATATATTATTTATAGCATACGGAGGCGATATAAATGATAGATCCAATAACGGCTATTAGCGCAGCAACAGCTGCGTTTAATGGTGTGAAAAAGCTTGTTGCTGCCGGTAGAGAGATAGAAGATGTAGTAGGTCAACTAGGTAAATGGTATGGCGCAGCTGCTGACTTAAACCGAGCAGAGCAACAAAGAAAAAACCCCCCTATATTCAGTAAACTATTCAATGGGGGTTCAATAGAAGAAGAAGCTTTAGGTATAATAGTACAAAAGAAAAAATTAGAAGAACAAGAAAAGCAACTTCAAGACTTACTAAACATAAGATTTGGTTTTGGTACTTGGAAAGAGATGGTAGAACTTCGTCGCAAAATTAAAAAAGAACGAGAAGAGACTATGTATAAACAAGAAGAGCGTAAAGCGGCTTTTTTTGAGGGGTTACTTCTTATATTTTTAATCACTTTAGGTGCAGGAGTCATAGGTATAACTACATTTTTAGTGGGTACCGGCGCTGGTTGGTGGTAATATGGCCTTTAGTCTACACTACTCTAACTATGATCTTTATTGATAATCAACCCCCTTCAACCTTAGTACGAGTATGTAGATATCAACATCCAGAAATTGTATGGAAAAAGCGTCAATACTGGATATGGGAGTGGCAGCAATGCCCTCCAGGAATTATTAGAGATAATTAATTTCAAAGGAGAACTACATATGGCAGCAGCAAAAACACTACAGCCTGACTCTATTTTTGCAGAGCTAGATACAGATGGTGATGGAGTTATTACAGACGAAGAAATGGCACGCGCAAAAGAAATAGCTGAATTTGAACATAAGCGTAAAATGCAAGAAAATGAAGATAAGAAAGAAGATCAAATCAGAGCTATGGCGTGGTTTGCTCTTTGGGGCATGCTATTATATCCTATATTAATACTAGCAACTTCTTTCTTAGGAGTAAAAGACGCCGCACAATTAATAGGAGATATAGCTCCTACTTATTTTGTAGCTATTGCAGGATTAGTTGCAGCATTCTTTGGTGCACAGGCGTATTCAAAAAATAAAGCTAATGCTGATAAAAAATAAAAGGAGATAAGAAATTGGAAAATAAATATCAAAAATGGATAGACATGGCAACAGCTGTAGATTCTTGGAGAATTTTTCCTAGACTATTTATTACTACTTATATATACTTATTATATAAAGTAGTTGTATGGTATATGGGAATAGAAGATCCTACGATGGAGCAATCAGGCCTAGTAAGCATAGTAGTTGGTGCTGGGGCTGCATGGTTTGGTTTATATACCGGATCAGGAAAAACTAAATAAAAAAAGTAAATGTTACTATAGAAGATTTAATTCTGTTTATAGTAATTTTAATTGTATGGTTAGATACCTCTTGGTTGGATATATACTATTCAAATCATATACTTAGAGTACAAGAGTTTGTTTTAAGTATCTTTCCTTTTATATCTGTTTTATTATATTAAACTAAAAAGAGGGCTTTCGCCCTCTTTTTTTTTATCCAGTTGCTTCTTTCATAGTTGAAAAATAGTTTCTTGAGTAGTAACTTTCAAGTTCTTTATAACTTCCTAGTAGCTTACCGTTTTGATAAATACAAGGGGAATAGTTTAAACCTTTTCCTATAGCTTCTTGAGCAGAAGACTGACTATGTGTTTGATGATGAATATGTTGTTCTCCATGCTTTCTTAATAAATCTAAGGCTTTTTGAGACCAGTCACAGTTTGGAATAGACACCATACTCCAAACTACTTTTTTGGAGTTATCTTTTAGCCAGCTTGCTGGCTTAGGCGGAGACGGTATAGTCTCTTCTTTTTTTATGGGTGTAGCCTTCTTAATAGTATTACTCTTATTAGTAGTTTTAGGTGTTGTAATAGTTTTTTCTGTCATAATTAACTCCTTTAGTGTACTATGCCTAAAATATCAGATTCTTTTACTATTAGAAGATCTTCTCCATCAATAGTTACTTCTGTTCCTGACCATTTACCAAACAAAATAGTATCTCCAGTAGATACAGATAAGGGTATTAATTCTCCGTTATCTTTTCTTAGTCCTTTACCACAAGCTACTACCGTACCCTCTGCAGGTTTTTCTTTAGCACTTTCAGGAATTATAATACCCCCAGAAGTAGTTTCTTCTACTTCTGTTCGCCTAATAAGTACACGATCTTGAAGAGGTGTTAATGCCATAATATTTTCTCCTTATGTTAATTTATTTACTATCGGGAATATAGATGCAATAGCCTTTGCACAAGCATGTGCAATATCCATATGCTCCTGCTGTGTACCATTAGCACCACGTAGTTCAATGTAATGTACCCAACTACGTAGAGTTCCATTCATATATAAACGTGTTTTAGTATTTCCTTCTGGTAATACTGCACGAGCTTGTTCTTTGGCAATACCATTCGCAATTGCCCAGTCGTATGCGTTTGATGCAGCCGCCCATACATTTCGTTGATGTTGTTCCCATGAAACATGTAAATTTACATCATCTGTAATTATACTGTTTTGTCTGTTCTTAGTGTCTTGTAATCGTGCTTTACGCATTACAAATGCATTTCCCATCTCTGAGGGTTCTGCATAGCGTTGGCTAAATTCTTGAAATGCAAATGAACGATGACGCACTATCTGGTGTGCAATATCACGTGTTGTTTCTATCTCCATTACAGCATTTGCCATTTCTAAGGGTGACCAATGTTGATGCTTAATTAAATACTTAATAAGTCTTTCACTGGTTTCTGTATTGATCTGTGCGCTAGGGTTTGATACTTTTGCACAAAAAGCAATTAATTCTTGTAAGTTAGTTAATCCTTCTTCTTCAAATATATCTGTAGCCTTACTATAGCTTATTAATCTTACTTTCATTATTATACCTTTGCTAGGGCTTCGCCCATTATTGTTTTTATAACTTCAGGGTTTTCTGACATATTAATAGCTTCTTCTAAATAAGTATTTAGATCCATTAGTTGTTTATTAAGTAATAATATTTCTTTACCACTATTCAAGTTTTGTATATATTTAGCTTTACCTGCTATAGGTAGATTGTTTATTAAATTATCTAGACTTTTGTATTCTTTTACTAAGGATTGACTACGTTTTTTACCTATACCATCAATACCCATAATACCATCACTCTTATCGCCCTCAATAATCCTAGAAAATAGAAACTCTTGAGGAGTAAATTGCCAATCTTCGTGTAAAGAGTCTAGAGTTATCTCTTTTCTAGAGAATAGATTGAATATATTAACATTATGGTCTAATAGTTGATATAAGTCTCTATCACTAGAGACAATCCATACGTTATCGTATTGCTCTTTTAAATTATTTGCTAAATAAGTTATTAGGTCATCAGCTTCAATACCTTTGAACTTATAGTGTTCAAAAGGTAATAATTCTGTAGTGTCTTTTAAACAGTTGAAAAAACCTGTGAATCTAATTTTTTCTTCTTCTGTTCTCTCTACTTTTCTATTTTGTTTATACCCAGGATAAATAGCTTTTCTATAAGAAGAAGCACCTACATCAAAACAGCAAACTATTCTTTTTGCAGAATAGCTTTTTCCTAAACTACTAATAGTCTTAATATATTCTTGAGAGTAGTCATCAAAATTAGGTCTATGTAGGTATCTGAAAGCTACATTATTAGCATCAATCAAAAGAAGGTTATTTTCTTCGTATTTATTTTGTTCTAGTTCGGCTAGATCATTCCAACTTGCACTCATTAAATTTTCTCCATATTTATACTTTATAATATAATATATTTAATCACTAAGCAAGTTAAATCTAACTTAAATAGGTTCTAATTTTACAGCCTCTAATACCCACTCATCAAATAAACCCATTTTAAAATATAAGTCATCCACTCTAACAGTTATTTGATTACGCACTTCAACCTGATTAGACCAGCAACAGTATATTTTACTCCTATCCCACTTATATATTAATAGTGGTTCTTTTTTCATAGTATCGGCTTCTCTTATAGTTTGTTTCCAAAAATCTAATAGTAGCGCAGATTTTTTAGCTGTTAATAAGTTATTCCAATTTATTTCTTTATGATGTTTAGCCTCTATACAATATGTAAAATTTGGAAGCCAAGGACAATAGACATCACCCTTAAGATACTCTAATGCTCCTGATAACGGTACTCTTTCAAACTTATTATTAAAGTGATTAGAAAAAAGATCTCTAACTACATACTCAAAACTTCTTCCTTTAGTCTTACTTTTACTACTCATAATATCTCCTTTGTATAATACTAATATAAAAAAGAACCATAAGTCTAATATAATATAAAAAAAGAGCCCTTATTGGACTCTTTTTACTTTTATACTATAAATACTTACCATCAATGCTATGAGTTCTTGAGTTATACCAAGCCCATATAAAACAATTAATCTTACTATAACGACTATACCAAGGGCCTGTGTGTGTTACTCCAAGACACCAGCCTTGATATCTTAAGTGATAATACCAGTCAAGAATTCTTTTATATCGTAGGATCATACTGTTCTCCATTATAGCCTGGATACGTATCTTTATCTTGAACACCAGAGTTGCATCCTACAACTACAATTAATAAAAATACTATAGACCATAACGTTACTCTTTTGCTCCACACTATAAACGCATTAAAAGTATTCTCTGCTTCTATTTGTGCTTGCTCTCTAGGAGTCATTTTATTTCCTTTTGTTACGCATTTCTTGAACCTGTAATATACAACGTTTCGCTTCCTCGTGATATCCCATTCTTGCGAGCTCCGCTGCCGCTCTGGAGTACCCAATCGTCTGCGTAAACCGATCGAAGGAAGACCACAAACCCGATAAGGGTGAGAATACATAATTGCTTACCAATGCTGTCATTATAGTCCCTCCCTATTTTTAATATTAGATCCTGAACGAGCTACAGCATAAATGTCACCCCGTGTAAGACCTATGTCTTCTAAATCATAATCTGATAATCTAGATAATTCTTTAATAGTTTGTTTAGCTATACGCTTATCTCTACGGTATTCTACAAGAGTTCGTAAAGATTCAATTAAGTTTTCAATTATTCTTGTAGAAAAACTATGTGCTATTAATATGTGTTGTGTCATTATACCCATCCTCTTAAATTAGGATTCATATTTCCGTATATTAATTTTTTTTGTCTTCTCTCTAAGTCTACTAAGTCAGTAGATTTAGCTAAGTATTCTGTAATTCTTTCTTGTTCTGTTTTCGGTTTTAACTTGTTAAATAGTTTTCTTAAAAGTTTCATATTTTTCTCCTTCTATAATTATAGTATATAATAAAAAGCTTCAAAAAACAACTATAATTATGTCAAACCCGGTATGCACAGTTTGCATAGCTTAGAGGTAAAAAACGCTAAAATAAAATAACCAGAGAATGCTCTCTGGTTATAATTAATGGTGCTCCCACACGGACTCGAACCGCGGACCTATTGATTACAAATCAATTGCTCTACCAGCTGAGCTATAGGAGCTTTATAAACTAAATCCTTCGAAGGATTTATCGCTAACATCTTTTTTTGTACCGCCAATAACGTAGCTAGAAATTTCAGTTTCTTGAGGAGCCACTTGAACTTCTGCCCCGCTTATCCATTTTTGAGTCCAAGGAAGAGGGTTAGCTCTAGGAACACTAAAGTCAGGTTTTACACCTGCAGCTACTAGTCTTTTATGAGTTATCCACTCTACATAGTCACTCAGTAATTTAGCATTTAAACCGATCATAGAGCCATCTTTAAATAAGTACTCTGCCCATTGTTTTTCTTGCTCCATAGCTTCTGTAAACATACTTCTAACAGTACTTTCACACTCTGGAATAATAGTAGCATAATCAGGATCATCTTTAGGTAATAACTTAATCATTTGCTGTGTAGATGCAAGATGTAAGTTTTCGTCGCGGGCAATTAACTTAATAATCTTAGCATTACCTTCCATCTTCTTTAATTCGGCAAATGCCCAACTACATGCAAAGCTTACATAAAAACGAACACCCTCTAAAATATTAACACTAGCTATACAAAGATACAATAATTTTTTAAGCTCATACATATCAACTATATACTTTTCACCGTTAATTGTGTGGGTTCCTTCACCAAACAATTGATATAATTTGCTTAATTTTAAAAGTTCATCATAGTACTTAGTAATGTCAGAGGCGCAGTCTGTTATTTCGGTGACGTTCATCATTTCATCAAATATAACACTAGGATTAGTATAAATATTTCTAATAATATGAGTATAGCTACGAGAGTGAATAGACTCACTAAAAGTCCAAGTTAAAATCCAATTTTCTAATTCTGGAAGCCCTACTATACCCCCAAAAGCTTCTACAGGGGCTCTTCCTTGAACAGAGTCTAGTAAGATTTGACGTTTTAAGTTCGCAGTAAAAATATGCTGCTCGTGTTCTGTTAAACCTCTAAAATCTTTACTATCTTTAGTTACGTCTATTTCTTCTGGTCGCCAAAAGAAACCTAACTGTTTGTCTGTAAGCTTGTCAAATTGTTTATACTTTAAAGTATCATACCTCTGAATGTCTACTCCTCCTTCTGGATCTAAAAACATTAAAGAGGTTAAGTGCTTATTTCTACTATTTTCATTTAATACTGACATAATTTTTTCCTTTATAATACACAACTTTCACAATAGTCATCATACTCTTCATCTGAGTCAAAACTATCTCTGTCTAATTCTTCTTTATCTTCTAAGCTATTTAAGTCTAGTTCGCCTTGACCATCATAGGTATTAAAGTAATATAATTGTTTACCTCCATACTTATAAAACATTAATAAGTGTTGTAACATTAAACTCATAGGTATTTTTTCTTCTTCAAAATACTGAGGGTTATAGCTTGTATTAACACTAATACCTTGATCAATATATTTTTGTAGTACAGCCATAATCTTAATATATCCTTCTGGAGAACGTTGGTTCCATAATAAATCATATTTATTTTTTAGCTTGTGTATTCCAGGAACTACTTGTTTTAATACTCCATGTTTAGATTGCTTAATACTTACTAAGCTTCTAGGAGGTTCAATACCATTAGTACTATTACTTATCTGAGCACTAGTTTCTGCGGGCATAAGAGCCATTAGCGTTGAGTTACGGATACCTGTTGTTTTTAGTTGTTCACGTAGTCCTGACCAATCCATACGTTCTATGTGTGGGACTAGCTCGTCTACGTCTTTCTTGTATGTTTGATTAGGGGTAATACCATGTCCATATTTTGTTTCCATAACTCCTGGGCATGCACCTTTATCAACGGCTAAATCTGCACTTGCTTTAATTAAGTAATAACTCCATGCTTCTGCCCACTCATCTATAAGAGATAATCCTTGCTCATCTATATCTTGATAATTAAGATTATTTTTAGCTAACCAATACGCAAAATTAATAATACCAACGCCTAAAGGTCTTCTTTTTTCTGTAGATAACTGTGCTGCACGTAAAGGGTAATCTTGATAGCTTAGTAGGGCGTCTAAACCTCTTATGGCTAAAGCCCCTACTCTCTCAAAGTCTTCTTTACATTTTACATTACCCCAATTAACAGCACTTAAAGTACATAGGCTTATCTCTCCTTCTTCATCGAATATATCTTTTAAAGGCTTGGTAGGTAAGTCTATCTCTGCACATAAATTAGACTGATGAATAGGAGCTACTTTCTCATCAAAACTAGAATGTGTATTAGCATGGTCCACATTTTGTAAGTATATACGTCCTGTATTTTTACGTTCTTCCATAAATGAAGAAAATAAGTCAATAGCACTTACAGTTTTCTTTCGTAGCTTTGTATTTTTTTCTGCTCCCTCATACATTATTTTAAAAGTATCAGGATCGTTAAAGAATGAGTCATACAACCCTGGAACATCGCTAGGAGAAAATAGAGTTATATCTCCTCCAGTAATTAAGCGTTCGTAAAACAACTTATTAAATTGTACGCCATAATCCATATGTCTTACACGATTTTCTTCTGTGCCTTTGTTATTTTTTAGTACGAGTAAGTCTTCAACCTCTAAGTGCCAAATTGGGTAATATAAAGTTGCTGCTCCATTTCTAACACCGCCTTGAGAACAGCTCCTTGTAGCTGCTTGAAACATCTTATAAAAAGGAATTACCCCTGTGTGATAGGCATCTCCTTTACGTATGGGAGAACCGATAGACCTAATTCTTCCTGCTCCAATACCAATACCTGCTTTTTGACTGACGTACTTAACAATACTAGAACTAGTAGCATTAATACTGTCAAGACTATCATCAGCTTCAATAAGTACACAAGAAGAGAATTGTCGTTGTGGAGTACGCAGACCCGCCATGATAGGAGTAGGCAAGCTAAGCTCATGTAAACTAATAGCATCATAGTAATCTTTTACCCATTTTAATCTAGTTTCTTTAGGATAGTTAGCAAATAGTGTCATAGATATTAACATATAGGCTACCTGAGGAGTTTCATATATAATCTCTTCAACTCTATTTTGTACTAAATATTTACCTCTAAATTGCTCCATAGCAACATAAGTTAATTTATCATCTCGTACATGTTTGATATATTTATTAATAGTTGAAAATTCTTTTTTAGAGTAAGTTTCTATAAGCTCACGATCATAAAACCCTAATTTTACATTTTTTTCTACTATAGAATACAGATCAGGAGGATCAAACTGCCCATATACCTCTTTACGAAGGTTGTAGTTTATTAGTCTTCCTGCAACCCATTGATAATTAGGAGTTTGCTCTGAGATTAAGTCTGCGGCACTTTTTATAAGTGTTTCTTGTACGTCTGATGTTTTAATACCATCAAAAAACTGTATTTTACTTTTAATCTCTACCTCACTAGGGCTTACTCCTGCTATACCCTCACAAGCTAAAAAAACTACCTTATGTAGTTTTTCAATGTTTAGATCTTCTTTTTTACCTGTTCTTTTTATAACTTGTATCATGGCACTCCTTTATACTATCCTACTCATATTATTTTCTTTTACTATCTCTATCTTAGGTATTAGAGGGTGGTTATAGTCGTGACTAATAAGAAAAACATTTAATCCTTCTTCTACAGATAAAACTTCAAATAGCTTTTCTTTTCCTGCCTCGTCTAGTACACCTGTTATCTCATCTAAAAATAGTAGATTTAAACTATTACCGCCTATTTTAGAAAGAGTAGATCTTACTGCGAGTAATACGCTTGTTTGTACCCTACTAAACTCTCCCCCTGATAAAGACTCTATAGTTACTTCCTTACCTTCATTAATAACAATTACATTCAGTTTTTCTCCTGTTAATCTAAATAGTACTGAAAACTGACCGTCAGACAGTATAGATAAATATTTATTAATAGTTTGTTCTAAATCTTTTGCTACATTCTCTAGTTTAAATGCTACAATACCCGAAGAAGAAAACGCTTTTTTAAGTATTTGAATATTGTTAACCTTATCTTGAAGATTTAGTATATCATTTCTTAATACTAGCTGTCTAGATAAAAATTTTTCCTTTTCCTCTGAAAATAGATCTACTTTTGTGTTGTGCACCCTAATATCTTCGTTTATTTTTTCTGTATAATTTTTTTCTGTTTTTTGAATTTTTAAGGTATTTTTTAAAGTACTTAATTCTGCTTGTATTTCTCTCTTATCAGGAACCTCAGTAGGAAGAGTCTTATCAATTAGATTAGAAATAGTCTCAAACTTTTCTATATTTTTTTGATTTATTTCATATTTTTTAAGTAAAGATTTATACACATCATTTTTAGCGGTTAAAGAAATAAACTTATCTTTATAGTTACTATAAATAATCTTACTATCTTCTATTTGTTGCTCAAATTTATTTTTTTGTATTATAGATTGAGATATATCTAATTCTTGACCACATGCATAACATTTATCTTCTAAGTCTAGACCTTTTAATTTTTTATTAGTATCTTCAACAACTCTTTTAGCATTATTAGCCGTTTCTCTGGCCTCTTGTATTTCTTTATCTAAGTTTGGGTCTTCTGGCTTTTCTAAAGACACATCAAAATAAATAGATTCTAACTCTTTGATATTTATATTATTCTTGTCTATCTGTCTAGTATCTTTTTCTAGATTAGATAGAGAAGCTTCTAGCTTAATAATTTCTTCTTCTAAGGAGGGGTCTATATCTATTATCTGTACAAATTCTTTTTTACTTCCTATATTTATATTTGAAATACTAGTTTCTACTGCTTTTTGTTCGCCTTTAAAAGAAACTAATTTTCGTTCTTCTTCTGTTCCTGTCTTTTTTATCTCTTCTCCAATAGTTAAATATTTTTCTAAACTAAATAGATTTATTAAGAACTTTTTTCTGTTAGAGTCTGTAGCTTTTAAAAAGTCTAGTAAGTCTGTTGAGCTTTGATAAGATAACTGAGAAAATACTTCAAAAGTCATACCGAATAGAGAGTGTAGTTTCTTATAAGTATCTAGAACTTTATGTTCTGATATATCTTCTTTTCCTTTATATAAAACTACTTTAGTCTGTGCCCCTGATCTTTTAACATCTAACGCGTACTCTATAGAATCGACAGAAAAAATTAAGTTAGCAGACCAGTTTTTTGAGTTGGAATACTTGTTTAGTATATCCCCCTTTTTAATTCCTTTAATATTTTTATTAAAAAGTATTTCTTGTAGTATAAAAGCAATAGAGCTTTTACCGCTACCGTTAGGCGCAGATAATTGAGTTATTTTTTCTTTATCTAACTGTATAGATATATTTTCTCCATAACTATACATATTACTAAATTTTAAAGTTTTTAGAATAATAGACATAATTTATTTTATACCTAACTCTTTAAATTGATTTATAATAGGTTCTTTATCTTCTATTTTTATATAAGATAAGTACTCTTCTAATTCCTCTACCAAGCTTTTATTTCTAAGATCCAACTTAGAGTCTTCTGCAGGCTGTATAGCTATTTTTTTATCTATTAAGTCTGAGTTCTCTATCTTAGATACTTCATCTATAGACCCTGTAATTTCATATATTACATGGTCGTAGTCATGAGGAATTATGTCTTTTTGTTTAGATACTGTTTTTCTAATTAATTTAGGAAGCTTTAAATCAACAAATTCTCGTGAATAGTTTTGAGAATCTATACAGTTAAATATATCTATACCATATTGCCTTTTAAAATCTCTATCGAAGTGAGTGTTTAAAGGGCTGCCAGGATAGTAAGCATTATAATCTTTATACTTATGATTAAAATGTAAGTCTCCTAGTAATATTAAAGGCCAGTCTCTTAACTGTTCAAAATCAAACTCTTCACTTACATGAGGAGGAACTTCTCCTCTTATATGTGTTACTAAAATATCATCTTTTACATATTTAGGTATATTACCTATTTGCATTTCCCCATAAGGAAAAAACTGAAACCATTTGTTATGTGACGAATATCTAGCATTTTTTGTTACTATTTTTACTTTCGTATTAGTTATAGCATTATCTTGATTAAAGTACTCTAAAAAGGTTTCTCCTTTTTTAGTAGCTTCATGATTTCCTGGTATTATAAAAGTATCTATAGTTACTGAGTTAATATAACTAAGAAACAGACAAATCTCATCGGGTTCAGGTTTTTTATCAAAAACATCTCCTGCTATAATATGAATGTCACAAGAAGATTCAAGCTCACGCAACTTTTGAAACATGAGCTTAAATCTATTTTCTTGCCAAGCATATGGCACTTTCTTTTTTCTTAATAGTATATGCCAGTCTGCGCTGGAAAGAATTTTAACCGCCATAATTAAATATTTTGTTTAAGTTTCCTTGAAAAGTAAAAGAACCAACATGATTAAGTTTAGTATTAGGATCTACCCATATTTTACCACCTAAAGCTTGCCATCTTCTACAGAAAGTATAGTCCTCAGATAAATATCTATTATCTTTAGGATCGTGTATTGTATCAAATAGAGAGTAGCAATACTTATTAAACTTTGGATCTATAGAGCTATCATTCTTATAAAATAAGTCTGGATACGCTTCAAACATCGCTTTAACTACTTCTTTTTTTACTATAAAGAATCCTGTAGAAGCATCTAATACTTCTACGGCACCGTCTGAACTCGCTACTTTTTTAGTTTCTCTATTTTCAAACTTTAAATTTATAGCATACTCAGCACCAAAAGTTGCAGGGTCTTCTTCTTTTCTTTCTACTGCTCTACTAACTCCTGCCCAATCTACTGTTTTCTTTGGGTATGCAGCAGCAGTTATATTTTTATTCATGGCTAACATTCTTAATACTGAGTCAGCCTCGAATTCTATATCAGCATCAATAAACATTAAATGGGTAGCTGATTCATCTGCCATAAACATAGCTGTTAATATGTTTCTAGCTCTAGTTACTAAGCTTTCATTTCTTAAGGTTGTAATTCTAAAATTAATACCATTTTGAATCATAGCTTGAGACAGCTTAAACATACTTAAAAAATATTGATCTGTAACCATCCCCCCATAACAAGGAGTAGCAAAGAATATATTCATTTTTTTAAGCTCTTCAGAGTCTAACTTTACTTGTTGAGGGCCTACTTGATTAAAATACGCTTTTCCATCTTCAGGTATTTTTACGCCCTCTAAAGAGGGATTTCCTATTCCTTTAGGAGTAGATAGTTCTTTAAAAGCTTTAGTATCAATAGATATTTCTGATTGAGCTGCTTTAGGTTTGTTATTAGCCTCAGAAGAAGTTTTAGGGGAGCTGGAAGGCTCCCCTTTACTACCTGAGTACTCAGATAATTTTTTCTTAGTCATTAAATATCTTCCATTCTTTCATCATCATCTACTCTTAAATCAGCAGCTACTGCTTCTGAAAAGTAGGCGGTATTGCGAAGTAAAAATTCTTTTTGAGCTTCATATGTTGGACGTTTAAATATCTTCTCTAGCTCAAAAAGTTCAGCATTTTTTTCTTCATCTGTAAGAGGTACAGTTCTTCTAGAAGGGATACAAGTATATTTTACATTCATAACTTGTGGTCCAGTCTTTTCTTTCTTGATAGTAATATCGTATCCTTCTTCTGTATCTGAAGGATTACCGTACTCTGGGTTCATAGCATAGTCTAAGATTTGTCTATATATAGTAGGCTTAAGATCAAATAATTTAATAGACCCGTCTTTTCTATCTACTGCATTACACACATAAGAAAATACAGGTTTATCTTGATAGATGTCAGGATCAATTTCTTTTACAGGATCAATACCTTCCTGTTCTTGGAAAGTTTCGTTTTCTCTTACGAAACTTAGACATTCAATAGGGGTTCTTTTTCCTTCGTTATTGGTTACCCAATAAACAAAACGAGGCATTACATCCCCAATTAATCTAATCTTATTTTCTCCTTCTGTGAGCTTAATACGCTCAATATTTCTATTCCCACCACTATTATTTGCGGGTTGTACTTTTAAGTTTGTCCATTGTAAGGCCATATTATTTCTCCAATATAAGTTTTATTTTCCGATCAGAATGATTTATAAGAGGATTTTTATGATATTTTGTATCTACAAAGTAATCAGGTAAAAATCTATTTTTATTATCTAAACTTCTCTGACCAAGGATATGTAAGTAATCGCTTTTGATATTACTAGGAAGAGAATAGTGTAGCCATGAACCGTTTGTCATATAACACTGAGGCTCTTCTATTGTAAATCTAGAGACGATTTTATCAGGATATTTATCAAAATATCCTTTAGTAATAAGAAATTGTGGAAAGTTATCTATTTTTAACTTTTCTTTTAGGTTATAAAAGTTATTAGATATTATTTTATTAGGTCCTATAGCTAAAGCAAAGGTTAATAAAATTTCTGCGTCTTTGATATTTTTAGCAGCTTTTTTTATTTCTAATATATTTAATAGTATACGCTTCATGAGACCTGCTGTCAATATTAATTTGAATTTATATGAAATTGTTGCTTATCATACCATTGTAATCTTTTTTCTTGCATGTTTTTTACTATAGGTCCTCGCAACCAAAAGTCTACAATTAGAGGAAATTTCTTTTCTTCGTGTTCTCTTACTATTCTTCCTATTCTCTGTTCCAGTTTAGCATAGTTATTTTGAGGACAAGTAAAAAATATAGTATCTAACCTATGGCAAGATATTCCTTCATCAAATATCTTTGTACTCAATATAGCATTAACAGATTTACCAGCGTTTTCTAGTATAGATTCTCTATCAGAGTTTTTAGTCGCACCTACTAAAAGTCTAGAGCCTTCTAGTTTTTCATGTATACCGTTTAACATATCAATTCGCTCACTTACTATTAGTATACATCTACCTAATGCTATTTTTCTTCTAGCCGTGTCACATATTAAATCTATATAGTTGTCATTTCTGGCTAAAGTGTTTAAAGCTAGTGCCCAGTCTCTAGCAGGGTTTCTTATTCTAAAATTAATATCTGTACGTACAACCTCTACTGACGGCGTAAGCCGTGCTTTGTCTACTGCAGTTATTCTATTAGGACCAAAATAGTCAGATAGGACTATGTGCATACCATCTTTTCTAGTTGGGGTAGCAGATAACGCTATTTTAGTTCTAGCACTTAAACCATTAACTACTCTACTAAACATTTCAGCGGGGCATAAATGTGCTTCATCTACTAGTACTACTTCAAAATTATTTTTTAGCGTATCTAAGTGATTTATAAGAGTCTTATATATAGCTACTGTAATATCTTTTACTTGTAACTTGCCATCTCCAATAAAGCCTATATCTTCTCCAGGTATTAGCTCTTTTAAAGAGTCATACCATTGATATGCTAGTAGCTTAGTATGTACTATAATAACAGTAGGCTTAGAGTTATTAGCTATCAAATAGCAACCAAGAAAAGTTTTACCCCAACCACAAGGAGCTTTTATAAGACCGTTATACAGTCTTTCATTTTTATATATTTTATTAGCTACTTGTTGTTGTTCTGTTTTTAAAATACCTTTAAACTTCCAATTTCTTCTGTTAAAAAGAGGTCTATTGTCTACGACATTTTTAAAATCTATTTTGTAGAAAGACCCTGAAGGTATAGAATGAACATCTTCTCCCTCTTCAGGAAACTGAAAAGTAGTAGCAAATTCATCACCTATTTTATAATGAAAATGATCATAAAATATATCATCCACATCTTGTTCTAAATCTTCTTTTTTGAAATAGATTTTATCTGAGATTGTAGCATTTTTTAAGACAAATTTAGTATAGCTCATAATCTTATTCTATCCTTTTTATTATAGAAAGCGCTAAATTCATAAATATGCCAACAAAAATCTATGTATACTAATCCTGCCCATAAGTTTTTTAAATTTTCAATATTAAGTAAAAATTTAGGTAGCTCAAAAGGATGACTTATATTTTCTACCCAAAAAGCAGTCTCTTTTACTTTTATTATTTTTCTATAACTCATTTTATAGTGCTTATAGTAATTATCAAAGTAGTGAGTATTTAAATTACTGTCATACCCCCAATTACTTTTACTAAGTAGTAATGCGCTTAAATTTGTACAAGTATAATCATATTTTATAGTATAATTATTAACACTATTTAAATATTCTAATCTCTTTAAATAGTTATCATCAGACATATTGTCCCAGCTATCTACTAATAGCAAACTATCAGAGGAAATAAAATCCTTTTTAATAAATAACTTTTTATCTCTAAATATCTCATCTACGGGAGAATTTTTTAAAGTAAATATAGGATATTTTATATTATAAAATTTACTTCTCATAGCCTCTTAGTCTTAACCAATTATTTAGTCTGCTGTTATATTTATAGTTTTTTTCAGATAGGTAATTTTTAAAATCTGTATGTTTTAGATTGATATGATTATGATGATACATAGTAATAGGATCTTGCTCACCTGTACTTAATTTATTTGCTATCAGTATATTCTTTTGTATAGTGTTACTATCAGATAACTCATCTAATATATACTTAGGCAATAATAAATTTAAGTGCCTAACTATTTTATAAATTGCTCTATCTATATTTAGAATATCATACTCATACCTAAGACTAAGTATTTTTAAATCCTCTTTTAAAGCTTTATCAAATACTAAATAATCATACTCTAGTAAGAAGTCAAACCAATCTTTAAAAGTATTTACATTAAATTGCTTATACGACCACTCACAAAATTCTTCTTCTGTTAAGTTTCTTTTTCTCATAATAGATGCAGTTATAGATCTTAAGTCTCTATAGGAATATATATTAAAGTCTCTATCACTTACAGGATACGTTATCCACTTTTCATGACATTTTTTTACGTTTGTAACTATAAATCTTTTATTTATTAACTGTTTACAAATATTAAAAGAAACAGTAGTTCCGCTTCTATAAAGCCCGTTTACATATATCATCTATAGTCTTTAAGCTCCCCCCAACTAGGACCTACTTCAATATCTACTTTAATAGGTTTGCCCTCGATAAACACGCCTCTATCTTTTTGTAAATTCAAAGATAAGTTATCTGCATAGATATCTATATAGTCTTCTCTAACTTCTGCAATAGTAGAATCATGTACTGTAGCAAAAATTCTAATGTTATCCTGATGCTGATTATCTTGTACCCATTTAACGGTATCTACAATACCTAATAAGTTAATGTCTGATGCGACACTTTGAATTAAGAAGTTTAGACCAGATCTCTCTGCATGAGCGGCCACCCCTCTAGAATCAGCGCCTGCTTCTGGAAGACGTCTTTTACGACCGAAGGCGCTGTAAGTAAAGTGATTTTCTTTAATAAAAGAAATATTACCATCAATCCATCTTTTTAAGTCTTTTGCTTGAGTAAAGTACAATTTGATAAAGCGTTTAGCTTCCTCAATAGATACATTAGCAGTTTCTGCAATTTTAGACGGCCCAGCACCATATAAAATACCAAAAGTAATAGCTTTTGCGTTTTGTCTTTCAGCAGCGTATAAATTTTTTACTTCATCAATCTCACAAGGAAGTTTAAACATACTGTGAGCTACATAAGAGTGAAAGTCTAATTCTTCTACAAAAGCTCGCTGTAAAAAAGAATCTTCAGCTAACGCCGCAGCTACATATACTTCTGCTGTTCCTAAGTCTGCTTGTACTATTTTAAATCCTGGAGAGGCTTTAAAAAACTTTTTAATACCTGAATCTTTATCTCTAGGAAGATTTTGGTAATTAAGAACTCCAGAAGACGATAGACGTCCTGCAGCAGTTCCAATAATATTAAAACTAGAGCGAAGCCTATTATCTGTATCTACTCCGTTCTTGATATTTTTAATATAAGTTGTAGAAAGTTTTACTTTCTTACGGAGGTCAAGGATAGCATCTGCAAGAGGATTATTCATTTCAGAAAGCACTTCTGCATCTGTAGATTTAGCACCTGTTGCAGTTTTCTTAGTAGAAGGAAGTTTTAATATGTTAAATAGCACCTCTCGTAAGTGAAAAGTACTATTAGGATTAAAAGTCTTTTTCTCTTGTTCTTCAAAAATTTTAATAGCAGGGTGCATAGATATTTCAGCCATACATTCTTCAATATCAATTTTAAAATCTTCTTCAATATCAGTTAATACTTGAAGTTCAATAGGCCCTCCAGTATCTTCTAAATACATAAGAGCTTCAGTCGCAGGTTTTAATAGTTCTTTGTATACATAAGAAAATTTAGAGTTCTTATCTATTAAAGGCTTAAATTTATCATAAAGCTGAAAAGTAGCATCGGCGTCTTTACAAGCATATGGAGATAAAATATCTAAAGGCAGCATACCATAGTTAAAATCTGCTAGTAAGATTTTATTTTTTCTACAAAACTCTTTCTTATAATCATGTAGGTCTTTGTCATAATCTCCTAAGTCTGTGAATTTCATAGCTAACTGTTTTAACCCGTGAGAGCCTACTGTTTCATCTAAGCAATAGTGCATAAGAATAGTATCTTCAAATTTTGGAAATTCAAACTTCAATGCTTGATACATAAACTGTACATCAAATTTAGCGTTGTGTAATACAATAGTTTTGTCTATAAACATTTGTTTTACTTCATCATAAAACTCTTCTATCACATCACAAGCTACAAAAATACCTTGATGAGCTCTAGCAGACATAGCTATACCAATAATAGAACCTTTTCTAGCAGATAAAGCAGTAGTCTCAATATCTACAACTAAAGTATCTGCATTGTTAAACTGCTCTAAATAGGGTAAAAACTCTTCTGAAGTACTAACATAAGCATAGTCTTTTTCATATACTAAAGGCTGTTCTCCTGCTAAAACACTTCTTACCTTATCAAAACATTTTTGCAATTCTAATCGGTATTGAGGCTTTATAGATAACATATTAGGATCAATAATAGGTATGTACTTTTCTTCTACTATCTGACCTGCATACTTAAGTATGCCTGTAAGACCGGAAGTATATTTTAAAGATTCTGCACCCACAGGACAAATAATATCATACTCATCTAGAGTGGTTAAGTCTAGATCTACATTTTTCTTTAGAATTTTTTCTAAAGGTTCAGAAGATAGATACTTCACTTCAAAATCAATTCCCTTAGAGAAAGATTTTAATTTTGATACAGTATCTGCTTTTAAAGGATTACTAAGCACTAAAGCTACTTTTAAATCTTTACTCATATTCTTCTCCAAATAATTTCATTAATTCTGACTTATTTAAGTCTCCGGCATCTCTGCCTTCAGGGGGCTGAACAATAATAGTTTCTATATCTCTAGCCTCTAGTAGTGCAGTAATATTTTCTGCAGCTTTGTTACCACTTATATCATTATCCATGAATATAGTAACTCTGGTACACCCTAAGTTATCTATCATAGACGCTTTTTCCTTACGAAAATTGTTTGTTCCGAAAATACAAACTGTATTTTTATATCCGTGTTGCCATAAGTTTAACATATCAAATAAGCCTTCAACAAGTATTAAATGACTTTTATCTACTATTTTGTCTATAGGGAATAATAAATCACTGGTAGCAGCGTTTGAAGGCTTTCTCATATATCTTGGACTTTGTGTTTTGACGTTTAATATTTTGTATCTTCCTTCTATAAATCTAAGCTTTCCTTGTTGATAAACAGGAAAACATAAGTAGTCTACTAATCCTAATTGTCCCGTAGTGAAACTTTCAAACTCTTTCATTATAGAACCATTTACTCCTTTAAAATCTAGAGTAAAATTTATCTTATCTGAAGGCAATATTATATTCATTCCAAAAAACTTAGAATGAAGTTTATTTTTTAGCTTTTTAATCTTATAAGTCTGTTTAGTTTCTATTTCTACAGAAGAATCTTCTCCTATAGCTTTTAGCAACTTTTTATAGCTTCCTCCAAACCCACAAGAAAAACAATTAAATACGTTTTTATCTAAGTTAAATCGCATACTAGGATTGGAATCTTCATGCAGACCGCTAACACACTTAATAAGAATTTCTTCACTATGATTAGGATTATTTTCGTACTCAATTTGTTTTTTATCTAATATAGAGTATATATCATGCATTAACCTAAATCCCTGCCCTGCTCTTTACTATCATCGCCATACTTATTTAGTATCCTACCGCCAATAGCCTTAGACTTATTAGAGTCTATTCTTAGACAATCCCAATCCATATGTACGTTAAACTTTATAGCTTTACCATTTCTAATCTTAGCTACTTCAAAAGGTAAGGCAGTAGGATCTTCTGATAAATCACTAGGCATAAACCTAAAACTTTTATCAGCACTATCAAGAACACCTTTAGCAAATCTAGCTTCTCCTGACGCATCAATTTGATAGGGAGAGATCATAATAACTTTATACTTTCTTGCAAGAGTTTTTAGAGAATCAGATATATTAATTTGACTCTTCCAATCCATACGGTCTTCTACTTTTACAATGTTTAAATAATCAATAACACACATTTTAATATTATGTTTAGTAGTCATCATATTTAGATAGTGATCTATTCTAGCGAGACTTAATTGTACATCATCAATAATATGAAAACGATTATCTTTAAAAGGAACTATCCCTCTTTTAAGCTCTTGATCAAAATTATTAAAACTACCAGAAGTCAACAGATTACTGTATACAGAATCAGATGCTTCACCCGGTTTATAAAAAGTATTCAATTTACTTTTAGCTATAGAAAACTTCTGATCTTTAGTTAAATTATTAAGCATAAAATCACTAAAAGGCACACCACTAATCATACTCATGAGACGATAGTACACTTCTACATAGCGCATTTCAATACTCATGAACATTACAGAGTTATTAAGCAAGAAGTTATTTAAAGCCATATTCAAAGTGATAATAGACTTGCCTGATCCTCTTCTGCCTCCAAAAAGCACTAGCTCTTCTAAGCCAAAACCTCCATTTGCAGAATCAAAGTCAGTGCTTAGACCACTAGGAAACATAACAAAGTTATCTTCTTTAGGTACTGTTTCAATAGTTGCTACATCAAACAGTTCTTCTCCTTCTGGAATAAACTTTTGTACAGATAATACATGTTCTTGAATTTTATCTATAATCTCAGTCTGTTCTAAATTCTCTAAGTCGTCTATAAATTTATCAATAAAACTAATAGTTTCTTCTCTTATATAATAATCTTGTAATTGAGAAGAAATAAAATTAGAATCAATAGAAGTTTCACCTTCTAAAGTAATATCTATTAATTCTGAGCGCAAGTAAGCTTTAGAGCTTTCTTGTTTTTGTATTTCATAGAACTCCTGCATAGAAGGAATTCTTAAGTTTTTAGTATAGAAATTGTTAATTTTTCTAAACAGCACAAGATTATTACCTGTGAAATATTTATTCACAAGTTTATTGAAAAAATCAGGGCTCTGAGTTGTTAATAGCCTTTTTAAGGCCAACTTTTGTAAATCTACTGACATCTATTTTTTAATTACCGGAAATAATTCATGACGAGGAACAAACATTCTTTGGTGAGAATAATCACCTTCTATCCATAAAAGATAGCTTTCTCTTCCATAGTCTTCAATATGTTTTAATACAGCCTTAATATGATTTTTTAAAGAAGGAAGTTTCCACGTTACTCCATCTTCTAAAATCCAATAAATATTAAAGTGTACATCTTCTATAGGCTCTTTATGTTTTTTATAGTCAAAAGGGATAAGCTCTACATATTTTTGTATTCCTTGCTGTAAGTACTCTATATAATCTTCATCCATAGTTTTTTCTATAACAGCGAAACAATTAGTAGGACCATGAAATACTTTATCACCCTTAGAAAATCTAATATCTAAGTCTTGAACAACGTGATCTGTTTGAGCGGGAGCACTCTTTTTTCTAGAACGAATAGGCACTCCTAGTTCTAGTAAAAAAGATTTTACTTTTTGAGAAGATATATAGTTTCTCTTTGCTATACCACTTACACTATCTCCATCTTGATAGTCTTTAGCCATAGCCGTTTTTTCTGCGTTAGTAAACTCTTTAGTTTTAGCAGCTTTTTTAAGTCTAAGAGTTCTCTCTTCTTTTTCTAAAAAGTCATTAATAATATTATCTAATCTTTTAGTATTATATGCGATACCTAAATGTTCACAAATAGCCTTCTTAGTTTTTTTACTTTTAATCATCCAAAGAGCTTGACGTATTTTTGCTTCTGGAATTTCTACATTTTTAATAACCATTTAAGCCTCCATATTAACTTAATACCAGTATATAGTATAGAAGGTCTAAGTGTCAATATATAATTTAATTAATCTGATACTTATACTCTGCCATCATAAAATATAAGTCATTACTTAACTCTCTAACTAGTCCTGTTTTTGTGTATACACAGGTAAAAGAGTCGGCTATTTCTTCGTCTTGTCTAAATACATACTCTAAAGCAAAACTAGCATTATATGCTTTTATTAATCCTTCAAACTCTTCTGCAGACTCTACGTCTGGATAAAATCTCTTTATTAAATTGGTAAAGTACATTATTTTATCTTCTCCAGACATATTTAAAATATCTTGAAGTACCTTATCAGGTAAATTATGTAAAAATAAAGAACTGTCACTATTACTCATTTGATTACCCCATAAAAAAGGGCACGACAATTGCTTGCCGTGCCAGTTATTGCAGTTAATATTATAATTCTTAGGCTTCTAAAGCTTTTGGAGTATAATCTGTTGCAGAAATTCCGCGACGAGTTAACACAGTTTTAACACCGCGCTCACTTTTGCCAAATTGATCTGCTAACTCTGCAACACTCATACTGGTTGCCATATCTTCAATTCCTTCATAGGAATCGCTCTTAGCTGCTTTTTTATCACGCTGAGGTGCTTTAAGCTGCATAGAAAGAAGTTTTCCGCGAACGGAGTTTACAGATTTGCCAAGGGCTTCTGCAATATCTTCTAAGAAAGCGCCCGAACCCGCCATATCAGAAATCTGAGCTTCTTCCGCCTCTGAATAGGTGCGTGGAGCTACTTTTTTCTCAGCCGGTTTAATATGAGCTGTCATTTCTAATGAAAGAGCCTTACCGTTAACTTGACGAGAAGTTACGTCACGACCCCACTCAGCACTAAAGTGAGTTGCAATTTCTTCCGCAGTGTGTACACCGCTATTGCTTTCTAGAAATGATGTTAAAGCGGCTGTTTCGTCTGCATCAAATGCAGGAGCTGCTTTAGGTTTTGTTGGAACGTCGTAACCAAGTTTACGAAGTTTCGCAGTTACAGAGCGACGTGGAAAGTCAAACTCATCGCAAAGAGCGATAATAGTATCTTCCGTAATGCCGCCTGCACATACTTGCTCCATACGAGCAACCATGTCTTCAGTATATTCAAATTTTGCCATTTTTATTCCCCTCTGGTTTCAAATGTTTTGTGTTATTAATAAATGTGAAACTTTTTGTTTCGATAAGATGATATTATCAAATATCAGTATACTTAGCAAGAAAAATATGAAAGTGTTTTTGTTTTTTGGTTGTTATTTTATAAATTGCTAAATTCATATATTTGTAATTTTATCTTATATTACTATCTTACCTTTTAAAGCATCAACAAGCAACTCTAAATTTGCTTTTTTTGTCAGGTTTAGACCTTCTATTTCAATTTCTAACATTTCTTCTATGTCTCTAATCATAGTTTTGACACTACGCTTATCTTCTTTTTCTTCTTCTGGTTTTCTATATATCTTCATTTGGACTAGTTTACTTATTACACTTCTGTGTCCTTTTTTAAAGTGATCTGCTACGTCATATACGTCTAGCCCTTCATCTACATATAATCTTGTTAGAATCTCTTCTTCTTCATCACTCCAGGCTTTATTAGATTTAGTTGCCATTAAGATTCTCCTTCATCTTCAAATAATTCTAATTGTTTACTTTTAATTTTACTTAAATAAGTCTTGGTAAGTATATCTCCCGCCTTATCTAAAAGGTGAGCAGCCATATCTACAAACTCTGGTCTTAGCGCTAGTCCTTTTTTAGTAGGAAACCAGTTACCTGTATCTCCATCTTTCATATACTCTCTTATATGAATGTACTCTTGCCCTCTAAACTCGTTTATAGTTATTTTTATAGCTTTATCTTCTGTTATATATCCTACAAAACCTAAATCAATTTCCATGAACTCTTTTTATCCTTGGATAATCATGTATCTTTTTAAGAGCATGATTATACATAATCCCTGCTTCTTCCCAGTTTTTTATCTTACTACTTTTAGGAATAGCACGTTTCTTGCTATCGTATAACATTTTCATTTTGGATATCAAGTCTTGAACTTCTGGTTCTAATAACCAAGTATGAGAACCCATTAAGTTAAAGCTATCTCCTGGTTTACCTGCAAAAATGTTATTAATGTCTACGATTTTTTGAGAAGACTTTATTTTATAGTCTGTAACAAATTCATCGGTACAGCCTCCTCCAGTAACTAAAGGAATAGTCCCACAAGCTATTGCTTCTTGAACAGGCATTCCAAAACCCTCACCCCTATAAGGATGAACTAACACGTCAACACTTCTATATAGATCTGCCATATCTTTTTCGGAATAGGAATCGTCTATATAAGTTATTTTAGCTAAGTTATTAGTATACTGTAATTTAATTAATTGTTCTTGTAATGATGTTTTTCCATAAACTTGAGGAGTATCTTTTACTATAAGTTCTACATTATCTTCTTTTTTAAATGTATTAGCCCATGCTTGTAGTAGTATATCAAAACCTTTTCTATACTGGTCGCATCCTACAAATAGAAAAGTGTACTTACTTCTCTTAGAAGTGTCTCTGTCTACATAAAATATATTTGGATCATACCCTATTGGAATACAAAAAAGCCTTTCTGGGTTAATACCCCCTTCTTGGTACACTGCACCTGTCCAACGAGTAAAAGTAATAAGAGCATCAGCAAAAGTTTCAAATTTATACTGCCACTCAAAGGGTACTTTTGTAAATTCCCAAGGTTGTATGTATACTACTTTTGTATCATTAGAATGAGGCCATCTCCATATAGGAGGATAACTATGTCTTATTTGTATGTCAGGAACTACAGCAGTTTCTTCTTTAGGAAGTAAATTTTGTAAGCTTTGTAAGGTTTCTTGACTAATCTTAGCCTCTGAAGAAAAACTATCTATAGGAGAAATAACTACATTATTATACTTAGATAATTCAATAGCTAAGTACCTATTTACAATAGACAAAGAGTGGTTATCATAAAATTTACCTATAATTTCTAAATTAATATTATTTTGCATACATAATCACCGCTTGCTCTTTACAATATTCTAATAAATCTTTTTCTTTAATTTTTAATAAAGATTCCCATTGAGGGCCCATATTACTAGTTTTAAAGTTTTTTAATTGTGTGTAGTTGTTAATATCTACTTTAGCTTGTATATCATAAAACGGGTCTTGCTTACTTTCAATACTGTGTCCAAAGTTATTAATTTTTAAATCTAACTCGTCTTCTGGTCTGCAGAAACTCCAATGCAATATTGCCAAAGGAGATTGAATTCTTTTTTGATTATTAGTCCATCTACAATAATTAAAGGTATTATGTTTTAAAGTAGTAAAACCTTGAACTTCATTATTAGGAATACTTTTTCTATCTTCTTTAGATATCACTAGTATTTCACCGTCTCCAACTCTTTTATAAGGTAAAACCCAATAAAACATTAAATCTACATCATAATTCTCTACTATAGGACAAAACTTATTAAAAAAGTCATCTGCATTTATTAGTATTTCATCAGCATCAAAAGAAAAAATCCAGTCATTAGAGCATTGCTCTTTTAAAAAGTTTCTTTCATAGTTATCATTTTCAATAGGCACAGCACTCCTATGAAAATTTCCTTCTACTACTTCTATCTTATTGTCACCATCAATATTACTTAGCTCTTTCCACAATTTATCTTCGTCAAAAGAAAACTTATTACGGCTCCAAGATATTCTATCTCTGTCTAAGCCTAATACTATTTCATCTACATAATTGTAATAACTTTTTATAGAATTTACTAAATAACTAGCATCATAAGATATTAGACTAATTACACTTTTTTTACGCATTTTCAACTACTCTATCTACTGTTTCAAATTCTTTTTTACCTATCCACTTATCCATAAATATAGATCTATTTATAGACCATTTTTCTTGTAGATTTGGATTTTGAGCTAATAATCTTTTGTTATCTTTTCCTTCAAAATGAAGTAACGGTATACCCGTTTGATAAATTTTATGACCAGCGCGGCGGGCAGAAAGACACCAATCCACATCACGATAGTAAGTCCAATAGAACTCAGGATCAAAATTACCAACGGAAGCCCTAACAGAAGCTTTGAGGTAAACTCCGCCCATTGTAACCCAGGCAACTTCTCTGACTTTGTCGTATTGGCCCTCATCGACTTCCAATTCTTGATTTGCTTTTCCATCATAGAGGTTAAGTCCTCCTCCGAAATGTACTGCTTCACCATTTTTACTAAATCTCCCGCCAGCGTGCTGAATTATATATTTATCTTCCTCTGTTTTTTGAGGATATAAAAGTTTCATTCCAAATATATCAGCTTCTGGATATTTAACTACAGTATTTATTAATTCTGTATACCATTTATTTTCTGTGTCCTCTTGTAGAGGCAACATATCTGCATGTAATATAATTACATCTCTATCTTTATGTTTATTCCATAAATATTGATAAGCCATATCACTGCCTATCTGACCTGTATCTTGCCAAAACTCATATTCAAGCTTCCATCCAAGGGCGGCTTTTAGTTGTTGTATCTCTTGTTCAAATAAATAAGGAACTATAATAATAGGATTAGGAGTTGTCATTGTAAATATCTAACCAATTTTTAAATTCTTCTAATACGCTTTCAGCATTATGAGTTTTAGTACATGCAAAACTAGTACTAGTATGAGGACAATGTCTTGGCCAAAAAGTAAAATTAGCTGTAGGATTACCGGGTTCTATATTAGTATCTGCATCTTTACTTAATTTAGGAACTATGCACTTAAAATCCCCACAATGATTATCAGTAGATGGTTTTATAGTTTTGTGATACCCGTCAGAGTAAAACTCAGGACTATCATATTCTATAGGAAAAACACTAGGAATACTAATAGTATTTACGTTCATAGCTGCCGAAGCATGAACTAAAGATCCTAAAGGAGATATAAATAAGTCTTGTCGCTTTAATATCTGTAAAGACTGATATAAATTAAAATTTCCACACTCTATACCTAAAAAAGATAATTCATGTTCTATATTTTTATTATTTAGTATCTCTCTTATACCCTGTATTATATCTAATCTCATTGTTTCTGACTGTAATTTTCTGTTCCAATCTAGAGGGCCTGACATTCCTATTCTTAATATTTTATCATCGGGCTTAACAGAGTCTATGTTTAGTATAGTATTACCATCTAAAAACTGATCTTCAGTAATATATTCTTTTATAGGTAAATTAGCACTTTTAGAAATTCCTAAATCTGAGAACCAACGCCAGTGTAAAAACATTTTATCTACTTTTTTAAACTGCTCTTCACTCTTATTTAGATTTACGTTTTTTACTTGACCCCTATTATCAAACTCTATCAGTCCTATAGAATCTAACCAAGGCTGTTTACTAATAACTTCTAAAACTTCTGATATTCCGCTAGGTTGTTCATGAGTAGTAAGCATAAAATTACTTCTTAAACAATAACTTACTAAATGATCAGGGTTATTTTCTTTATATCGTCTAGCCGCATTTATGCCTAGAATTACGTCTCCAAATGCTTGTGTATTTGCAAATAGTACATGAGTCATTTATTAAATAGCCTATCTGTCCATGTTTTAGGTGTTTTATCATTTATTATTTCTAAATCTATATGATAATCAAAATCTCTAGTAGTTTGGTCTCTCATCCACACTACAGTATCTCTTATAGTTTCTTCAATATCTGTGTCGGCTTTATAGTTTAGTATATCCTCTGCCTTATCAGTAGATACCCAAGCATTTTTTACTTCTCTAGGTCTTTCAGGGACAAAGTTTATTTCTGCAGTTTTGTTAAAATATTTAGCCACTTTATTTGCTAGAGTGGCTATAGAAGTCTCAGTCCCATGACTTGGACCTATATTAAATACTTCTTTGCTTTCTATTATATCTCTTTTATTATAAACTGTTACAAAAGCTTCTACACAATCTTTTACATGAGAAAAAGATCTTTTTTGAGTGCCATCACCATAAATATACACAGGTTTATCTTTAGATATTAGATTTGCAAAAATACTCATAACATTCCTAAAAGGATCACTATAACACTGATGGGGGCCACATACATTATGAGGAACCATGTGAAATACTTTTATACCATGAATATCACTCATTAAGTTTAAGTGTTGCTCTGCGTGTAACTTAGCTAACCCATAAGGATCTACGGGATTAGGAATGTCATTTTCTTGAAAAGGAGGATTTCCTTCTCCATATCTTGCCATAGAAGTAGTATTTATAAATATAGGTACATTATTACTTACAGAAGCACTACATACAGAAGCTGTTCCTGCATATATATTCTCAACTATTTTTTTAGGAGAAAAAACACTCAAGCCTTCGTGTGCTAAAGCAGCACAGTGTATTACAAGCACGGGAGAATAAATACTCATTACATTAGATAACTCTTTAGTATCTAATATATCTTGTTCATAATAAAAAAAGTTTTTATTATCAGGCATATTAGTTATATAACCGCCTATTAAACAATCTATACCTATTACTCTATATCCCAACTCTAAATACTTATAACATAGATGACTACCTATTAAGCCTGCAGATCCTGTAATTACCACTGATTCCATACGTCATTCCAATCTACTAAGGGGGTTACACAATTATCTTGTAGGTGAGTAGCAGTACCAGGTAAAGGACAAACAGCTACATTTTGTCTAAAAGCTTTCCAAGTCCAAGAATCGTCTGAAAACAGACCTGCTTGTAATATAGAAAACTTAAACGGTAAGAATGTTTTTCCTTTTGCAGCTAAAGTTAATGTTGCGCTGCTAACTGTTTTTAAGTGACAATCAGGGCCTACTAATACTTCTACCATTCTATCTTTATCAAAATATCTATCTGGGTAATCATAAGGCAAATAAAAACCTTCATACCCTGCTTTAAAAACATTTTTCATAGTTTTTATGGCAGTTTTAGTATGAAGGTAGTCGTCTTCGCATAAATATATTAGCTCTTCAGTATTTGCTTCTGCTATTTCTATTAAGTTTTCCATTAAAGGAATACAAGTATTTACTGTAACAGGATGATACTGAGGGTAAGGATGCTCTCCAAAAGGAGGCACTTCAGTTCTGTTTGGTATATCTTTTATTTCTAATTTAGTAGGTATAGAACACGTTTCTCGCATCCAAGATTTAGTTTCTTCAGTAACTGTATCTGCTAATACTATAATTTTATCATCCCAGCCTTCTAAATCTTGCTGTAAAGAAAGCCAACATTTTCTAAAGATCTCGTCTTTCTTTTTTCCATTCCATCTGGGCTTATCTTGTGAGCCGTCTGATGTACTTCCTGGAGACTTATTAGCTTCTGAAGCTCTATATACTATTATCATTTTGTTACTTTTTTTCTTGAGAAATTTCTATACTCATCAATAATACTTATAAGATAAGGATCTAAAGGTTCTATACCTTCTCTTACAAATTTTTCTATCTCATCTTTTTGTGTATTATTAAAGTTATTTTTATAAATAGAAGAACGATATACTCCTCTTGTTTTAGAAGGATTACCAAACACTTTAGAAAAAGGTTTTACGTCTTTTATTATAGGAGAAAATGTTCCTATAAAAGAATGACTACCTACTGTAGAATAATTTTGTATATGAGCATTATACTCTATATAAACATTATTTTGAATAACACTATGAAAACCTAAGTAACAACAACCTGTTATAGTATTATTATTGCCTATCAAAGTATCACTATTAATAGTAGTACTTGGGCCTATATAATTGCCACTTCCTATAACAGTACTTTCTCTATAACCAGTTGCGCAGTTAATAACACATGCTGAAAGTATAGTATTGTTTTTACCTAGTGATATTCCATATTTATCATCTTTTACTAAAAACACAACTGAAGGGTCAATAGTATTAGAAGAATCTATAGAAAATTCTATAATAGCTTTGGAGGCAGAGTATACTTTCATAGTGTTATTCAAAATAATGAGTGTCACTTTTTCTGTTGCTAGGCAAGTGACCAGCCCCCTTAATTATGCAGCTAGTGCGTAATTAGATGGTGCAAAGTTATCGTTTGCATTTGTAAAGTTTGGCTGAATATCGTAGGCCAACACGGTAATCTACTCTCATCTCTTCACGTCAGTCGATCCTAGTTCAGCCCCATCAAAAACACACTGTTGCTCAAGGTTGCGATCCTACAAGACTTACTGACGCCTAAACGTACTCAGTGTGCTTATGGTGGAGCTGCGCGGTACTGCCCCGCGGTCCTGTCCATGTGTTGACTTGTATCAACGATTACAAAAAAGAGGTTTAATACGATAGAGATATCGCAGTTAGTGACCTCTTAATTCCTTATTTATTTTTTGTCTTATCTTCTTATTAGACAGCTGTTTTAGTTTCTTTTTCCATGACTTAGATAGTGCATGAGGTATTACTCCATTTTTAGGATTCATTATATTCTCCTATAAAGAAACTATACTAGTACTTCCTTTTTCTTTATTGGTAATTCTAGCATTATAGTTTCTAAGCCTATTAAACCGGCTAGGCCGTTTATAAGGTGCAAACTTCAAAGGATTATTATGGAGTTTTTCTACAGCTTCGTTAATAATTTTATCTTTTTCAGTATTCATGCGGTACTCTCTTTTTTATTATATAGTTAATATTAACACTAAAAATAGTAGTTAGCAACAAAAATTTAAATTTAAGATTTGGAGTTTGGTGTATTTTTTTGCTTCTTTGTGTAGCCTGCTTTTCTTTCTAACTTTTGCATTAGCGCTTGTCTTTTAGCTTCTGCTTTTCTGTATCTAGCTTTACCAGCTTTTTTAGCTTCTCTAAGCTTTTCAGATTTAGAAATATAGTAACTTTGTCTTTTAGCATCTGTATAAAACCCATCAGCATTTAATTTTCTCATCATAATTTTATATGCTTTAGAGACGTCATTATTATATTTTTTTATACTTATTTTCATTAATTTACCTTTATATAGTTTTGTATCCAGGAAGATAAGTGACCTGCACAATATTTACCTATAAGTTTGGATATAATTCCATTATTTTTAGTTACCACAAACATAGGTGTTGTAATATTTTTTGAGAGGTCCGCACTGTTTACACTTTCTGTATTAATTCCTAGATCTTGCAGTGTGAGCAGTTCTCGTTGCACATAGGTTTTATTAAATTTGTTAAAATATCCTGTAACCTTCTTCAACTTGTTTCTCCTATTAGTCTGACACTTTTTAAGAGTAGACATATTTTGATTTAATTTTATTCTTGCCATTTATAATTTTTCATGCTAATATTAATTTATAACAACAGGTAAGCAAATAATATGAAAGATTATCAGAATGAATTGAGCCGTTGTCTATCCGTAGTAAAGTGGAATCCTAATGAAGCACTCTCTGAGATGAACCTCTTAAGAGACGAAGCATTAAGTTCTCCTTTAAAAGAAAAACTTTGGAAGCGTAAGGCTCGTGAAATAAATAACTTTTTAGATTCTTTAGAAAACACTCGTTACTATAAAGAATCTGAATTCTGGAAAAACTCAAAACCAAGTAGGTTAATAATATAATGAATAAGTATCAACAAGACTTTAACTCTTTAAAAACACTATTAACTAGCCCTTTTACCTCTGTAGAAGATGTTGTAAAGCTAGTTAAACCACTTTTGTTAAAGATGAATAATCCAACCTTTTATAAAAAGTATTTATACACTAAGCCCGAAGAGGCTTACGGGGGAGTAGGGAGTTATTCCAATAATATGTTTACCATATTTACTAACGAGTGTATCAAAATTATTAATGAATGTCAAGACTTAAATGAAATGCTCAGGAAGCTACAAGTAGAATACTCATGGACAAATCGACACTCCGAGCCCTACTGGTTTAAAAATACAAAAAATACTTAGTATAAGTACAAATAAAATCAGCTGCAGGCCACTCTTGCGGCTGTTTTTTATTAACATAAGGGGAGTAGTGTATGATAAAATCAATAACTATTTTTTTATTATTACTTGGTGCAAAAAGCGCATTAGCGGATACAAGTAAAGAAATAGAATGCTTGGCAAAAAATATTTACTTTGAATCTCGTAACCAATCAGTAAGAGGTCAAATAGCTGTAGGAAATGTAACCATAAATAGAGTAAAAGATAGTAGATTTCCAAACTCAGTGTGTAAGGTAGTAACTCAAGCCAAAAAAGACAAAAATAATAATATAATACTTAACAAATGCCAATTTAGTTGGTATTGTGATGGTATAAAAGATACTATGTTAAACAAAGAAGTAAAAGAATTTTCTTTTAAACTAGCTAAGGCGTTAATTTTAGGGCAAATATCAGACGTAACAAACAACTCAACGCATTATCATAGTAAAAAAGTCAAACCTTATTGGAGTAGACACCTATCAAAAACGGTTACTATAGAAGATCATCACTTTTATAGGTGGGAAAAATAAAAATTTAAGATTGACTAACATAACAAGCGTTTGATAAAATAAAAAATGATAGAAGAAAGTGACTTAACTGACGACATCAAAAAAAATATAAACTGGCTACACGAAAGGTCACAGAAAACAAAAAGCGATTTAGAAACTCATGAAGCTGTGTGTGCTGAGCGATATATTCATATTAGTCAGTCTTTAGCCGCCTTAAATACAAGCATAGAACAAAGTAATATAAGGATACAAGAACTCCATGACACTGTATCAGCTAGTAAAGTAAGTTTAAAAACTCTAATGTTTATAGGTTCTTTCATATTAGCAGTTTCAGGATTTATTTATACTATTATAGGGATACTTAATCAAACACAATGACTAGAGAAAAAGAAAAAGAATTATTAAAATATCTGCTATCTAGTCCTCCTATGGATGTTTACAATGAAGATAACATGGATATTCAAGAAAGTAATTTAGAATTAGTAGAGCCTAGACCTATTAAAGCTACTGAGGAAGAGCTAGAGTCTAGAGAGATTGGTTCAGCTAATTTGTTTTTAGCTTCAGCATTTTTGAGCACTATAAATGACATTGATTTACCTGCTAAATCAGACGAAGACGTAACTAAGGCTCAAAAACTATGGCAACAATGGATGACAGAGCTTAAAGAAGATAATTTCTTACGAGAAAAACCTAATACATTACGAGAAAGTTTTAAAATTGTTTAACTATGAAAAGTGTTTAGAAGCGTATAATATAGATAAAGAATCTGGAAGAGTATATAAAACTCCAGATGGGGAGTATCCTAGCATAACTACTATTTTAGGAGCTACCTCAAATAATTCTTTTTTACATAAGTGGAGAGAAAGAGTAGGAGAAGAAGAAGCTAATAGGATATCTAAAGAAGCTACTGATAGAGGTACTGCGGTACATGACTATATAGAACAGTACTATTTACAAGAAGATAGAGTTTTTAGCGATTGGTTTGTATCTTCTGGACTTTCCAAAGAGCCAAGAAAAATTAAACAACCTGCTAGAGACATTATAAAAGAGTGTGATAGAAATAATTTTACTCCTTATGCCCAAGAAATACCTTTATGGCATCCTAAACTAAAATTTGCAGGAAGAGTAGATGGTATTGGATTATGGAATGGCGTATTATCTATAATAGATTTTAAAACTTCAAAAAAGAAAAAGTACACCTCTCAAATAAAAAACTACTATATACAAGCTACTGCATATGCTGTTGCACATAATTACTTATTTAATACTGCTATAAATAATTTTTCAATAGTTATTGGAGTAGATGAAAAAGAATCTCAATGTTTTACAGGTAAAGTAGTAAATTTTATACCTGAGCTTAAATACAGAGTCAGATCTTTTTACACTCAACAGAAAGGAATTGAATATTAAGAACTCTTCAAAACAACAAGAATACTATCGTCTAATAGAAAAATACGACTTATTATTTTTAACAGGCGCCGCTGGAACCGGAAAAACTTATGTAGCGTGTAACTCAGCTTTAAATTTTTTAGAAAGAGGTCTTATTGAAAAAATTATTATAACAAGACCTGTTGTAGCTACAGAAGATATAGGTTTTTTGCCAGGAACTTTAGAAGAAAAAATAAATCCTTTTATGGACCCTATAGTAGGGGTATTATCTGAGATTTATAACTCTAAAGAAATAAAAAAGATGATTGCTAATAACGTAATAGAGGCAGTTCCTTTAGCTTATATGAGAGGAAGAACGTTTTCTAACTCTTTTATAATACTTGACGAAGCTCAGAATACTACTCAAAAACAAATGAGTATGTTTTTAACTAGGTTTGGTAGAAATATTAAGTGTTGCATAACAGGAGACTTATTACAGTCAGATTTACCTACTAGAGAAAATGGACTAAACTGGGCATCGTCAAAACTAAGTCCCTCAGACTTAGTAGCTTTTCTTACTTTTACTAGTGATCACGTTGTAAGAAGTCCTTTAGTCAAAGAAATTATGAGATATTTATATGCAGAAGAAACGTCGTATCCCATTAAAAAAGCTTTTAGAGCTGGAAGCCTTGAGTCTATTGCCCCGAGAGAGGTCGTTAATAGTTAGCATTAAAAAGGCTCAAAGAGACTACCCTCAAATAACTCCTAAAATGTATGCAGCGTTTAATGGTATATACGATAGCTATTTTTATACAGGAGAAGATCAATGATAAGTAAAGAAAGATATTGTAAGTCTTGTGGGCATAGATGCCACTGTTATTCTCCTGATTGTTCTGAATGTAAAAATGATGTATGCATAAGCTGTAAATGCTCTTCTAGTGAAAAGAGCTTTTGGCCTGATAATCCAGGGGAAGCGTACTCTATTTAAGGAGATTTTTATGCCCGTAAAAAAAGTAAAAGGTGGCTATAAGTGGGGAACCACTGGAAAAGTTTACAAAACTAAAAAAGCTGCAACTAAGCAAGCTAGAGCCGCGTATGCAAACGGTTATAAAGGTAAAAAAAGGAGAAAGTAATATGCCTAAAATGAAAACAAAAGCCCCTAAATATACAGCAGGTAAGAAACCAACAAAAAAAGATACAGCAAAAAAAGGACTTACTGCTGCTCAAAAAAAGCTTCCCCCAGCACTTCAAAAAGCTATACTTAAAAAAATGAAAGCCAAGAAGTAAATTTATATATTATAAATGGTTGAAGAAGACTTTCAAGCGTGGCAAGCTTATCCTGAGCTTAGGTGGGTATTTAATAAACTAGATATTAGTTTAAAACTGGGATATAGTTGTGGGCCCGCAGGAGTTCCTATATCTAAAAAAGGTATGTATATAATAAGACCCATATATAATCTTTATGGTATGGGAATTGGAGCGCATAAAAAATATTTAGACCCTGATTTACATTCAAAAGATATGATAGCGCACAAATATATACCTCCTGGTTATTTCTGGTGTGAATGGCTAGAAGGTGTTCATCAAAGTATAGATTTTATCAAACATAACGATAAGTGGGAACCTTTTAGTACTATGATAGGCATTCATGAGTCAGAAGATAATTTAGTCACTTTTAAACAGTGGGAAGTTATTAATAATTCTTTTATTCTTCCCGACTGGGTACATAGTATAAATACAGAAAAGTATTTAAATATTGAGACTAAAGGTAATAATATAATTGAAATACATTTAAGAAGTGGTAATGACCACATATGGGACTTACCAATAGGAACAAAAATAATACCTGTATGGGAAGGTAAAGATTATTCTGAGTACCACCACTTAAAGTTTATAGGCAACCTACATTCTGATACTTTTTTATATAAAGCAGATGGTCATTTATCTAATATAAGAAAGGGTTATTATATACAACCCGTTTAAAAAGGAACAATACATGGCATCAAAACCAACTAATCCAAGCCTATGGTCAAGAGCTAAGACAGAGGCAAAAAAGAAATTTAATGTTTATCCTTCAGCATATGCTAATGCGTGGGCCGCAAAATGGTATAAGTCTAAGGGCGGTAAATGGAAAGGTGCTCCTACTAATAAAGTGAGAAAAAAAAGTGGCTAAGGGCGGATTAGGTAAATGGTTTTCAGAAGAATGGGTAGATGTTAAAACAGGTAAACCTTGTGGTCGTTCAGGAAAAAAAGATAAGAGAAAATATCCTGCTTGTAGACCTAAAGCAGTAGCTTCTAGAATAACAAAACAAGAAGCTTCTAAGAAAAAAGGCCGTAAAAAAGTAAAATGGTCTGTGACGTCTTCTGGAAAAAGAAGAAAGTCTAAAAAATAAAGGAGAATCATAATGATTACTAGAACATTATCGTGGATAAAGTCAAAACTAAAAGAAAGAACTTCATGGGATGGCGCTGCTTTAATAGCTACCGGAATAGTTATGCTTATGATGCCTATAGACTTAGTAGCCTATGCAGCTATTGCTTGGGGTATATGGACTATATGGAAAAGTGAATAAATATTTATGTGGGATATGATTGAACGTATGTCTTCAGACAGATTATGGTTATATACTGCTTTAGCAGGAAGTATTTTTGGTGCTATATTTGTAGCCTATATTAGTACTACTAGGTTAGGGCTATGGTGTTATTCAAAAATAGATATAATATTAGATATCTTGATAGTTAAATTAGGATGGAGTTGGTTACAACAACCAAAAGAAGTTTGGAGAACTAAGCTTCCTGCTGGTCTTATAAAAAAAATAGATGATATGGAGACACGAATAAAACATTTAGAAAAGTAATAATTACTTTGCTGGCTAGGTTAATATGTGTTAAAATAAGGAGATAATTATGGCAAAAGCAAAAGATGCTAGAAGGCTGCCTAGTGGAAAAATAGAATACAGAGGGGAAAGCTATCCAGGGTTTAACAAACCTAAAAGAAATACCTCTTCTTCAAAACACAAACAGGTTGTACTAGCAAAAAAAGGTGATGAAATAAAAGTAGTAAGATTCGGTCATAAAGACTATGGACATAATTATTCTGAAGAAGCTAGAAAGAACTATCTTCAAAGAAGTGCAGGAATTAAAGATAAATCAGGAAGACTTACTAAAGATGATAAATTTTCTGCTAACTATTGGGCAAGAAAAAAACTATGGGCAGGAGCAGGGGGTTCTAAAAAGTCCCCTAAAAAAGGAGGTCCTAGAAAATGAAAATAAATAAAAATGGGCATACAGATGTATCTTCCTCTCGAAGAATGTGTGATATGATTATTGAAGATTCTCAAGAAATATTAGCTGCTTTACCCTCTAATTCAGAAGCATCTTTACCTACTTGGTGGACTAATAAGCTAGCTGTTTGTTCAGCATATATGAATAGTTCTAGAGACTATTTAGTACACATGGAATCTTCAAGTGTTGCTTTAGATTATGAAAATACTAAAGAGCATACAGAAAATGAATCTGTACAGGTTGGAGAATATGTAACTAAACATTTTGATATATGTCCGAGCGCTCAAGAGTTGTACTCTGATATTACTAATAAAACAGATATGATTCATCTAGTAGTAGAGGCTGCTATGCTACATGACTTGTTTTTTAAAAGAGAAAAACAAATCATAGCTATGGGAGCTGCAGATCAAGACTCAGTTGATAAAGCTCAACACTACGCAGATATGATTATTAGTTTAGCAGAACAAATGAATTTAGTTAGTGAACATTCTTATATAGAAGACGTACACATGGCAAAAATTAAAGATATAGCTAATCAAGAAGCTTCTATAGAAATAATCATGTAAATGAGTAACTCATACTTAACTTTAGAAGCATTTAACAATGTCTTTTGTAACTTAGCACCTTCACCTATTCATGGTGTGGGTGTTTTTGCTCTGAAAGATATACCAAAAAATATAGTTATTTTTTCTCCTATAGCATGGGAAAAATTAGATAATTTTACATTAAAAAAATTAGATGATAATATTTTTTCTACCTATAAAAAAACATTTAAAATAACTAATAGCGGTATGAATATACCTTCTAAAGGCTATAATTCAATAGATTTTAGGTTTTATATTAATCATTCTTATTCTCCTAATCTTAATTATGATTCAGAAAATGATTTAATAATTACTAAAAATACTATACCTAGTAATACAGAGTTAACAATTAACTATAAAGCTTACGGATTTTATATTGATAACAGTTTTCACTAATGGATGTTATGATATACTACATCCTGGTCATATAGATTTATTTAATTATGCTTCTACATTAGGAGATAGGTTAATAGTGTGTCTAGACAGCGATGATAGAGTAAGAAAAAATAAAGGTCTTTGCAGGCCTATAAACACTTTAGCCATTAGATCTAAAATTATAAGCGCTTTAAAACCTGTAACATCAGTAATATCTTTTGATTCTGATGAAGATTTATGTTCTATATTTGATACTTATAATGCAGACTTACTAGTCATTGGAGAAGAATATAAGTATAAAAATATTGTAGGCGAAGATTTTGTAAAGAAAGTTATATTTTATGAACGAGACACTAGATACTCAACAACTAACATCATTAAAAATATTAATAATAGGTGAATCTTGTCTAGACGAGTATAGACTAGGTTCTGTAACTAGAATATCTCCAGAGGCTCCTGTGCCTGTTATACAGTTTAAAGAACTGAATACTGTAGAAGGCATGGCTGCTAATGTTAAAAATAATGTTAAAGCTTTTAACATATCTAAAATAGATTTGATAACTAATACTTCTAAAATTATTAAAAGAAGATTTATAGATATAAAATCTAATCAACAACTACTACGAGAAGATATAGGAGATTCTGTCTCTTCTTTGATAGACTATAATATTAAAGTGATGAATTCTGAGGATTATGATATAGTCATAATTTCTGACTATTGCAAAGGGCTACTAACACCTGATACTGCCAAACTAGTATGTGAGAAATTCAAACATAAAGTGTATGTAGACACTAAAAAAGAAGACTTAAGTTGTTTTCCAAACTCTATTATAAAAATAAATGAGTATGAGGACAATAGCAGTTATAATCTACCAATATCTTCTACTAAAATAGTAACTTTAGGATCTAAAGGTTCAGTATGTGAGGGTGTATTCTCTAGACCTTCTCCTGTAAAAGTTCATGATGTTACAGGAGCAGGAGATGTATTTTTAGCCTCTCTTGCGGTATTAAACAGGTTTAAGTCTATTCATGAATCTATAGACTTAGCAAATAAACTTGCATCTTACTCAGTAGAACACTTTGGAACGTATGTTATAAATCAATTAGATATAGAAAGGGCTTTTAATGAGACTTGAAGGTTTTGTAAAAAAAGGATGGGGTCACGAACTTATTTGGGCAACAAATGATAAATATTGTGGCAAGCTGATGAAGTTTAATGAAGGTGCTAAGTTTTCTATGCATTTTCATAAAAATAAAGAAGAGACTTGGTACGTATTAGAGGGAGAGTTTATAGTTCACTGGATTAATACTTTTGACGCTTCTAAGATAAGTACAAAAATTAAACAGGGAGATACTTGGCATAATGAGCCTTGCAGCCCTCATCAATTAGAATGTTTAAAAGAGGGGACTATATTAGAAGTTAGTACTCCTGACAGCGTAGAAGACAATTATAGGGTGTCTCCTGGAGATTCTCAATGATACAATTAATTTGACACTTACTTTTTTATTAAGTATTATATAGTATAACCATATAGGATACACAATGGAATATTTCAATAAAACTAGTGAAGACTGGAGAATCTCTCAGTGCTGTCAGTTTCACGATAAAGTAAAAGCTAAAGCTTACAATTTTGGAACTACTACTAAAACTTATGCACTAAAAGAAGGCGGAAAAGAAAGAGTACAACAAAAAGCTTTGCATAACTGTAATCAGCTTTTATCTGTGTTAAAAAATTATTTTCCTACACAACCTAAAAATCTAAGAGCTTGGAGAATATCTTCAGAGCTTTTTCCGTGCTATACTCTAGATTTTACTAAGCCTTGGTATGAAGAAATTTGGGATGATATTTGTGCTATATTAGAAGAGTGCGGCAGGCTAGCAAAAAAACATGAAGTAAGACTGAGTGTACATCCTGGTCAATATACTGTTCTAGCCTCTAATAAAGCCGAAGTAGTAGAAAATTCTATTAAAGATTTAGAATATCATGCTCTATATGGAAGTTTGATGGGATTACCGGCTAAAGACTTTGTTATGAACATTCATCTTCAAGGTCTTTATGGAGGAAAGCATGAAGACGGTATAAAGCGTTTTGCTACTAATTTTCCTTACTTATCTGACTATGCTCAACAATGTCTAACCGTAGAAAACGAAGATAAACCTAATGGATATGATATAAGACACACCATAGAATTGTCTAAGCGCATACCTATTCGTTGTTGTTTAGATACTCATCACTATGCGTGCCATAGAATGAGAGAGTCAGAAAAAGTCGTACTAGAAGGTAAAACTGTTAATAGGAAAATTAGAGATGTAGAACATATTACTTACATGCATGAGTATTTTGTTGAAGCTGTAAAATCTTGGAAAGGCGTTAGACCTTTATTTCATGTATCTCAATCTTTTCCACCAGAAAATTCTGCATATTGGATGAAACCTAACGCGCACTCAGAAGTATTTTGGGATGAAGAACTTATGGCAAATCATGTACCTATGTTACAGTATGCAGACTTTGATATAGAAGCTAAACATAAAGAAGTAGCTGTACTAGGTTTTTACAATTTTATAAAAGAAGAAGAAGAGCTAGCAGGAGAGCCTTTAGTAGCGATATGATAGATTATAAATTTAATGAAGATCAATATATAAAAGAGCTTAAAAAGTACGTTGATTCCACTTATGGTCAACACTATTCTAATAATAAATTTCAATCTACTGAAGTAATTATTGATAGGGGACATGGAACAGGTTTTTGCATGGGAAGCATAGATAAATATTCTAATAGATACGGTAAGAAGGGTACTGCAGCAGACGCTCGTAAAGACTTAATGAAAATATTACACTATACGCTACTTCAATTATATATACACGATAGTGATTATTAGAGGAGTTATTGATGACTAAATATTTATTCAGAAACCCAGAAGTTCCAGGACAAGTAGAACGAGAAATAATTGCTAGAAATCTAGTAAGAAATCTAGAAAAGCTAGGCAAGTTTCAAATAGAACAGTTATCTGGAGAAAGCTGGACACATTTAAAAATACACGCACCCGATAACTTACTTAAAATATTTAAAGGAATAAAAAGTACTAAGTATAAACCTATTATAAAAGGTAAATATGTATTTATGTATATAGATAGTAATGTTACCTCATTAGACGTTAGAATGTTTATAGGAGAGTTAATAGAGTGTATAAATACTAAGAATAATAAATTATCCCATAGAATTAGAAGAAAAATAGGAATTTTTCTATTTAATTTAGCAAAACTAATATACAAACCTAAAAAATAAGGAATAACTATGTCAGAAAATAAAGATGTGAAAAAACCTATTAAGGCTATTAACCCAGAAGATGTAGCAGAGCAGCTAGATATTATTGTGTCTTTCTTAGGAGCAATAGAAAACTCCAGAGATGAAATTAATAAAAGAGTAAAGCATTTAAAAGACGAATACGGCTTACAGTCAACAGCTGTTAGAGCTGCTGCTACTGTTTTACATAAGCAAAATCAAGAACAGTTAGATGAAAAAGAGTCTCAAATTAGAAACATTTTAGATATTTGTAAAGGTTAGAATATGTCTAGTATAGTACTGGTTACTGGAGGTTTTGACCCTCTTCATTCTGGGCATATAGCTTATTTTAAAGAAGCTAAAAGATTGGGACAAAAATTAGTGGTAGGACTAAATAGTGATGATTGGCTAACAAGAAAAAAAGGTAGACCATTTATGAGCTGGTCTGAAAGAGCTGAGATACTTGAAAACATAAGCTGTATTGATAGAGTTATTAAATTTAATGACTTAGATGATACTGCTAATGATGCTATATATAGAACCTTAAAAATGTCTCCCGATAGTAGAATAATTTTTGCTAATGGAGGAGATAGAACTATGGGTAATACTCCTGAGGAAAAAACTTATGGAGGAGTTCCTTGGGTTAGATTTGAGTGGGGAGTAGGAGGAGAGAATAAAGTAAATAGTTCTTCTTGGATTCTAGACCAATGGAAAACTCAAAAAACAGAAAGAGATTGGGGATACTGGAGAGTTTTAGATGATAAACAGCCAGAGCTACCTCAAAAGATAAAAGAGCTAGTTATTTATCCTAATTGTAGCTTATCTGATCAAAAACATTTACATCGCTCAGAGCATTGGTATTTATTGGAAGGTGATTTACAAATAGAACTAGAGTATCCAGATGCTTCTTGGAAAATAATGGTTCTTAGCCCTCATACTACCTTTGTTATACCTACTAATACTTGGCATAAAACTACTAATATAGGCAGTTTTAACGCTCATGTGCTTGAAGTACAATACGGAACTAAATGTATTGAGTCAGACATTGAGCGAAGGCAGATACTTAATGAAAAGAATAAACGAGACGACGTATAATCAGTCTACCTATCCTACAGAGGTAGAAAACTTAATAATAGAACACCTAGATAATACAGATAAATTAATATTCAGCTGGGGAAGAGATAGTTCTACTTTTTGGCTAGCTAGACGATGTACTTCTATGTGTATAGTAGAACATGATCTTGCATCCTTTAATGCAACAAAAGACTTTTTATCTTTTAAAAATATTAATAATATAAAGACTAGGTATTCAAAAGAAAATTATGTAGATAGTATAAAAGAATATCCAAGTAATATATTTGATACTATTATTATAGATGAGCACGAAAAAGAAAAGTGTTTTGTGTCTGCAATATCAGAAGCTAGATCAGGAGGTATTATAATAGCTCCTTATCTCAATATAGACTTATTAGAAGAATATTCTAATAGAGTTAAAAGCTACTCATCTTTCTCAGGAAAAGGGTATATAAATGAAGAAACGGTTATTATCCGGAAAAAATAAAACTATTCCTTTTATACCTTTTTATATAAGAAGAGCAGGAGGATGGGTAATACCTACTGCGTATGATATATTTACAGACAAAAAAAGTTTAATTATTTTTTTAAAAGGTGCATATATAGATAGTAAATTATTAGTTCATTATGATAATTCTGATTTAATATCGAATTATAATAATACTTATTGTTGTTGCCCTAATGACTCCTATGTAATGAATCAATGGGCTACTGACTTAAATATTAAAAATATAGATATGTTACCTGACGGTAATAAAGAATTTTTTGACTATTTAGACTTACTAGAAAAAGAAACTCCTATACGTCAAAAGATAGAAATAAGTAATTCAGAAATAAAGTATTTAGGAGATGTAAGTGTCTAAAGTTATAGTTTATTCTTTACCTAGCTGTATAGCATCTAATGATTTTATTATATACTGTAAGAGTAAGGTACGTGACTTAGAAACCTATGTAGTAAAAGACTCTTCTTGGCCCCAGATTAGACATGATATAACTATAGACTCTTTAGAGAGTAAGTATAATAGAAAATTTTTTAGTTATCCTATTATATATATAAACAATCAATATGTAAATTCAATACAAGAAGCAAAGAAGATTATAACAAAAGGACTATAATATGGATATACTTATATACTCTAAAACAAACTGCAACTTTTGTGTGAAGGCAAAAAACTTATTAAATATAAAAAATCTAAAATTCACTGAGAAGGTACTAGATAAAGACTTCACTAAAGAACAATTATTAGAGATATTACCTAATGTAAAAACATTACCACAAATACAAATAAATGGCAAGCATATAGGTGGTTATAGAGAATTAGAAAACTATTTAAATACTAATTAATGTAACTTATTAGTTGCTTAATAGTTTATATTTAATTATTATTATATAATGGAAAATTTATTTAACGCTTTTATA